TAGTAACCCGATGATGCGTTCTTAGCATTGTCACCTGATGATGCGTTCTGAGCATTGTCACCCGATGATGCGTTCTGAGCATTGTCACCTGATGATGCGTTTTTCTTGAGTTTTTTTAATAAGCGGCTAATGCTATTTTCAATGAAAATATTTAAATCAAAATTAACTTTTAATGATCCATCAAAATTCATAGATATTAGTGGTTTTATATCTAGCAAATCTAAGCTGTGATAATCATTACCGTCAACATCTAAAAGCCTATCATTTTCATATACGTAAATATCATTAAAATATTTTGTATCTTTGTGTAATTCATTCTTGATTTTTTCAACGTTTGAATAACCTAAGTTTTTCATTTCGTTATCGCCAACGATCATGCCAACATATTTTAAAAACTCCAATACATATTTAATGTATTTTGGATTAATCGAGCCGTTACCCTTACCTTTTATTTGAGCGTCTTTTTCCATAGTGCAATGAGGCATGTTATTTGCATCACGTAATGAATATATTTCTGCGGAGCTATTGCCAAAATAACTGGCAACACAATGGCGCATTAAAAAACCTTCACGCTTATATGCATTTTCGCCAATTAACCTTACAATTTTAAAACCGTCTTTAAAATCCTTAATAACTTCAATATCACTAGGTAATTCTTCGATATCACTACCCTTTTTCATTAACGCTTTGTTCCATTTGTCAGTATTTGACTTAGCTTGTTCATACGACATGCGGCTAATACGATTAGGTCTTTTATCTGACGCCATGTAATCAATAATATGCTCTATTTCAGTTTGTTCTTTGCTATCAATAACTGGCGCTAGATGGGTGCCAATCCAATCGAATACATCATTGTCAACATTCATATGCTTTGCATATTTCTTAATCTCATCAATCATCATTTATTCCTTTTCATTATTTATTCAATTTATAATCTCAATATAAGGATTAATTAACATTAACGATAGGATTTACAATGAATGAAACAGAAAAACAAGCTTATTTACACGGTGGACGCAATGGAGGTGAATACCTTAAAAGCATTAAGAAATACAATTTAAGAGAATTAACAAAAGATGAATGGCTTACTTTTTGTGAATGTGTTTGTAAAAATTATCATGCAAAATACATGTCCAGAACAACATTAAGTGAAGATGAAATACCGTTTTAAGCTGGCACTGGTAACATTAAATTACCCATTGGTGATATAAATTCATTTAATTTCCTCTATATAAACTTCACATCTTGGATATTCTCTATCTACTTCGCCATGAACAAAAGTAGGGAATAATACCGTATTGTAATTATCATCTTTTATGATTTTTTCAAGTTGCAAAGCATCCATTAAAAACTTATCAATAACACAAGCCACATTCATTCTGTCATAAATCCTTTTGCTTTTCGGATAATAAACATAGTGAACGCGAATAGGATTTTCAAATGTATCGTGTTCTATATTTAACTTTTTCACAAAAGCATTAAATTCTTCTTTTGCCCTAGACAATACTCGAAAATGAGCGTTTCTATATTTATTTTGATTTAAAATAAATGTCTTATTTTTTGATACTTTTACTTCCAATGGAACACAAAAAAACAAATCATAATTATTAGGGGTGTGATGTTTCATTATGCCAATGCCTTGTAAAGTTTAGATGGTCTACCAGCCTTACCATTATTCATCACATCTTCATATATTAAATCACCATCAATCAATGCCGTTAATATCTCACGTAAATCTTTTTGTTTATGCTTGCTGTATGGCGTTTGTTTTTGCATTTGTGACCATGTAATACCCTTTGAACCAATATCACGAATAGCTTGCAACACCTCTTTTTTATGCCCTTCATGCTCGCTATTAGATACTGACATTTTAATCTTATCAATAACAATTTGATAGTTATATTTCACCCATTCAATTCCCCATATCATATCATCAATATCAATAATATCAGTATAAGGGTTTTTAGATAGGGCATGAATTAAAGCCAATCTCATAGCGTTCTCATTTAAACGCCCTGTCATTGTATCCATATTCCATTTTTCCAATAAGTCCGCTTCGTCAATCGCAAATTGTTGAAACTTTTCTTGCTCCTCAACCGCATCACTTGTAAAGTTTAAGACTTCAGTTGCGGGGGCGTCTACTGGACATTCCAATGTAGTTGGTATTCTTGATGAAATAACGTCCGACCAATCAATAATGTTTTGGGGAACTGGCATAGGCTCTTTATGCCTTCTGATAATTCGCTTCGCATCGCTAACACACACAATAAAACGATTTAAAAACCCATCAGATAAGGCGCTAGCATCAATAGTTTGAAAGAAGTCTTGAGGCGGCGCAATGCCAAGTAATGTAATAGCTGGATTAGTTACTTTCATATTTGCCATTTGCTTCTTTTTTTCTTGCGTTAATTGCAACGTGGCAAATGAGCGAGGACGCATTGTCCCATTAAGCTTAGAATAAGATTGTGTCAAATAAGCGTTAGCTTCCATTAAATGACCAGAACTATTTTTGTTTTGAGCCGCGTGGATATATTTTGCAAATTCGTCAATAATGGCAATATGCCTTGGTTTATCCATTAAAGCAGATAAAACGCCGCTAGCACTAGTGTAACCCTCGCCAGATATTAAATCATCCTTACCGCAAGCCAATAAAACACGCTCAATAACATTTTTACCATGCTCCTTACCAGTAGTTGACTTGCCCAAATTCATTAAATAAATACTAGAACGATTGGAAAAATTACTTTCAAAATTACGCGCCAATATAACACTACAAGTTGCCAATGCCGATTGCACCGCAAATAGTGGCTGTGTATTGCCGTCGGTAGCATTGTAGTAATTCACAATATCGCCTAATATACCGCTTGGCCTTGTTAATTCTTCTAATGATAGCTTGCCCGATGTTTTTCTTGATCCGTTAATTTGATCTGGTTTTTTGTAAAGTTTAACAGGGTTTAAAATCTGGTTTCTAACCGCGTCAATACCCTCAAGTATATACAAATCATTGAAATCAGTTGGCTTTGTCGCTTCATCGTGGAAAACGGGAAAAACACATTCAATTCCTAAGCCTTCACTGGCTTGAATTGCCTTTTTTCGTCCTGCGTTATCCTTTTTCCACTTATCATCATCGCCGCATATAATAACCTTGGAATTAGGATTTTGATTTAATGCAACGCTTGAAACCTCGTACATATTACCACTATCAAAACACACATAAACCGTATGGCCTGTTGCGTCATGTATTGTTTTTCCAGTTGCATAGCCTTCGCATATATAAATCTTATCGTCATTACCCTGTATTTTAAAATAACAGCCTTGTTTACGCCCCCCAGCCATCATTTTCTTATTGCCAATAGGCTCGTTATTAATTAAATATTCACCCTCATTTAATATATTTTGTAATGACATTATTTTATCATCAAGGCATATCGGTATAACAACCTCGCCGCATTCGTACTTATCATAGGTAACCATAACACCCTTTGACGGTGATATTCCTTTGGAAAGTAAATAAGGCTCTTGTCCTGTTGCTGGTGACATTAAAGAATATTTTTCAAACGCTTTCCTCGATGCGTTATCTTGGCTTATTTTAATTTCTAATTCGCGTTGATCTTGAGCCTGTCTTATTTTCTCATTATAAGAAAAACGCTCTTTCTCATTCATTGAGTTAACAGACTTTGAACTCCAATATTCCTTTTCTGGGAAAGAGTTAAAGCTTCCATAAGTACCAACGCCTATCGCATGGCCATCAATACCAGATTGTTCTATTTCATAATAAACAGCCCATCCCGCCTTACCGTGTGGCTTATCGTTAGGGCTGGCAAATCGTTCTATATGTCCTAATCTTAATGACGGAGGGGGATTAAAACCAAGGCGCGTCAATTCATCAATAAAGGCTTGGCGAGGGTCTTTACAAGTAGCTATGCCACTTTCAACACGCCTTTTCATTTCAGCATGTATCCCACTCATATATGGTGTTAAATCAACTATCTTGGTAATCCTTAGTGAAAATTAATCAAGATATGAATTTAAATCATCATCCTGATTGGCGCAATGCAAAATTAAAGAAACTTCAAACATTGGGAATGTATTGTAAAAAATTAAAGGTAACTTTAAAACTTTAGGCTTAGTCTTATACGGTACGTTTAATTTTACGACTTTATTTGATTTTATTGTTACAAATCCTTAACAAAAGTACCGTTTATCATTTTACCTTTTCGGTCTTTAATTTCATCATACGCTTTGAATAAACAATAATCAAAATCAATATCATATTGCTTGCATATCAATATTAATGTCACAGCAACATCGCCGATACCGTCAATAATTTCTGGCATATCGTTTTTATTAATGCCATCGGCTAACTCGCCCAATTCTGCCATTGTTTTTAATAGCTGGCTTTTAGGGTCTGAGCCTTCTATTAAGTTTCTATCATGCCCCCATTCTTCAATTTTAGTAACCAATTCATAAAAGTTTGGCGATATATCATTCATCTTCTTTTTTCCTTTAATTTGTTAATGTCTTGCTCTATTGCATATAAAATATATGCAATCTCTTGATTATAATTATTATCACTATCATTAAACTTACCGCTTAAAGATTGCAATAAAGAATACATATTTTTTGATTGTTTAATTATTGGTAATGCGTTTTTGGCTGTTTTTGATATAATAGAATAATCATCATTATCATATGCGTTTTCTAAAATATTAACTGATAAGTCTAGGCTATATTGTGTTGTCATTATTATTCCTTTATTAATTCAATAATCTTAATATAAACATTAAATTAATAATGTCAATACGGCCTTTTGACTTTTATATTGTTTTTTACCACCATACAATGGTTCTCAACCCTATCGCCGCCGTTAAGCGTTTTTTTGCTTCTTTCCCTATCTGGCTCGAATGATTTAATACGATATTCGCAATCCTCATATATTTTTTTAAAATACTTACTGTATTCTTCATTGGTGGGATTTCTTATTTTATAATTTTCCACCTTAAAATGAGTTAATTTAAGATCGCACACTGTATCCATATCGCTATCAATGTCATATTCATCGTTTGGCATATATAATCCGCCATTGAAATGTGGAGCGCCCTCTACCATAACAGGCCTTGGAACTTCAATGTTTAATGAATTAACTAAGCATGAATAAAAATGATTTTCCCATTCGTTTAAATTTTCTTTTTCGTATTTCTTTAGCATTTCTATTTTATCCTCTTCACCAGTATACTTATTTACTAGATATTTATTTCTAAGGTCAATGTCAGCATAAGGGGCATCATTATCATAATAATCACCATCCATAGACCCCAAGTAATTATCAACGCCGATCTTAACGCCAACATAGTTATAGGCTGGCATAGCGGGGCATATTGTCTTTTTAACCATTTACTGACCCCTAATAATCTCTTGTCTATCAATTTCCCTAGATACGCCCTCGACAACAGCCCATGACATCCAAGCGAATAAAGCACAATAAAATGTAATTGTTAATATGTTTTTAATCATTATTTTAACCCCTTCATTTTTTCGAGGGTATGTTGCCAAGCAATCTCTTGGCCTTCCGAGATTGATAGCCCCATATCTTCGCATATTTCACAGAAACTGCGCTTTGAATAAGTCACAACATCATAGGTTTTACTTGAGCTTGAGCCAAAGTTATTACTTATTATAGTCTCTTCTCGATACGCTAACTCTAATTCGTTTAATTGTTCATCTGTGTAATTCATCATTTATTCCTTTTCATTATTTATTCAATTTATAATCTCAATATAACTATTTGTTAAATATCATTAACTATTATTGTCATTATTGCATAATATATAATATGTGGTTTTTCGGCCTTTCTTTTGGCTATCGTGATAGAACGTTTCTAACACGCCATCACTTACCATGGCATCAATAATCATCTGATTATATTGATTGCCAAGTTTACGCCTTATATTAGTCTTACTCGCCCCCCTATCTGGCATATTGGATAAATACTTAACAAGCTTATTGCCGAATTGATTATCACTGTTAACAACACCAACACAAACCATCTGACATATATCGCATATATCAGGGTTGCCAATTAACACCAATTCACGGCCAACGCTTAAAGCCTTACTCTTTATATAGGACAATAAATCATCGTTAATAATAACGCTTTTAATGTCGAAACAATCGCCAATATCCATATCAATATAATTAATACTGGCATAATCCACACCGTCATATTTAATAAATTCACTCATAAAATACCCCTCAATAATTAATATATTATTTATATTTAATTAAATAATTAAACCATAATTAATTAAAATACAATAGTTAATGCAATTAATACTATATAATTATATATCACTAATTGCATTATATACCCCCATTATATTACATAATATAGTTATTGATATAATACAATATAATTATATATCAGAATATCAATAAGTATTCTTTACATAATATTAAATAGTTAATGATATTCTACTATATAATTATATATCATTAATTGATTAAAATAATTAATTTTTAGCGTTTGAAATTAATTATATGTAAAATACATACCTCTAAGTAACTGTAAAGTAAAGATAAAATATATATAAATATATATAAATATATATATTAATTAATTATTATATATATACACTTATTTGGGTTTTTGTGTGTGTATAGGGGGGAATGTTTATTTAAGAGGGGGTGAAATTAATTATTAATTATTTTTATTATATGTAAAATGCTTTATTAGTGATATAAAAACAATTAATGATATTTGCAAAATAGTATTAATTAAAAAAATATTTTAGTTCGGCTTTACAGATTTTTTATCTGTGATATAAATTAATTATCAGATATAAATATATTAACGAAAAATCACGCAATGCAAAAAAGCCTGTTTTCAAAAAAAGATATACCAATAACCCCACAAAATAAAAAAATCACCCTCAAGGCTGGTAAAGAGTTTTGTGCAAAAACAGGAAAGAGAGTATACAGAACGAAACAGGGAAGGCCTTACATACTTGAAACCGATACATGCGAAGGTGTAAACTATTTTGATATAGCGATTGTCTATCTTGCTTTCCTGAGAAGAATAGTTCAAGATGCTTCAGGTGATGAGTTATTTGATAATACGTTATCACAAGCAGAAAAGGATGATACTAGAGAATATTTATTAAACGGGACGCTCACAAGAAACGGATACACCCAATTTGAATACGAAAAAATCAATAAAAGAAAAAGACTGCACGAAAAAAGAATGACTAAATTTATTAAGACTAAGGAACAATACTCATCAAGAATAACACTTAACGATATTTGCGAATACATGGAGCGAGATATATTTAAAATGAATGACCTAATTAACGACTGGAAAAGCAAAGGATGGTCACAAGACCACCCATTCTATACTGGCGTTATGGAAGCAACAAGAGGGGTGGCAAGTGAGTAAGAAAAAACTCACATCTAAACAAGAATTGTTTTGTAAAGAATATCTAATTGATTTGAACGGAACTCAAGCCGCAATTAGGGCTGGGTATAGCGAAAAAACAGCCTATTCAATAGGGCATGAAAACCTGAATAAACCTGAAATACAAGAATACATACAAAAGATTAGTGCAGAACGCAATTTAAAGGTGCAAATAACAGCCGAGAATGTGCTTCAAGATATCATGGACACCCGAAACATAGCGGCGCAACAAGACCGCCATAGCGAGCGTTTAAAAGCTAATGAACTACTTGGTAAACATTTGAAGCTGTTTACTGATAAGATTGAGGTGGACGGCAACATCAACCTTATTAAAGGCATGGATGATGACGACATGGATTTATAGAAATTTATTCCTGTACTAACTTAATACCCATTATCTTAATTGATTTTGGGTATTTTTTTTATTTTAGGGGTTTACATTTGGATTTTTAGCGTTTATATTGGTTTTATTAAATGATAAAACAAACAAGGAGTTAAATAAATGACACACAATATAGGTTTCCAAACAGTTGAATACTCTGTAATTGGCAATAAAAATATACCGTGGACTAAGCTTTGCGATGTGCCTATGGGTTTCGAAATGACAGATTTAGATGATTATAAATTTGTTAGACAAGTTGAAAATCTACACAATCTTCACACATCTAAAGTGAAAATAAGATTGGTTTAACAAAAGGAAAGAAAATGAAACACAAAGAACAAATAGAACGGCTTGTTAAGGCTGGTAAAATTGCAGAAGCGCATGGGATTTTAGACGAAGGAACTTATCTTGAAAAGAAAATTATCCAATCACGCCAAGCCCTAGGAGAAAGCAAATGAGTAATATCGGTTATCTTATAGGCATTATTTTTATTGGTTGGTTTTTAATTGCTTCGGTAATTCATATTGAAAAAAATCATGAAAATATACCTTTCACAAATCCATATATGGGAGAAAGCAATGAGTAAAGATTTAGATTTTAAAGAGGTGTTGGAAGAGGTTGAGGGCGATATAAAATATGGTCGAAGCCTGCTTGTTGACACTGACGAACAAGACGAACAAGATGAACAAACACAAGTAGATATTTACAGGCGGTTAAAAAAGCTTAAGACAATCCAATCAGCCCTAGAACGCGCACAACAGGAGAATAGCTTAGATAAGCAAATTGATAAGTTATCATATTTTATATTGTCGCTTGATTGCGGATATCCAAATGGTGAAAGCGGCGGGGCTGTTGATACGGCAATCCAGATGATAACTGATTACCGCGCACAACAGGCGCAAGAGGTGGATGTTGATGGGTTGAAAATAGACGCATCAAGGGGATTTGATAGAAGTGTTATTGAATGGCGTGAGGGTTTTAATGCCGCAATAGACCATCTACACGACAAAGGCTACCTCCAACAACCAGAGAAAGGGAATAGGGATGAGTAAAACCACAATCAAACGCAAAGATGTTACAGTTACCTTTAACTCAAACGCGCCAATACTTGAGGCGGTTAAGGAAATATACACTAGTAAACTTGACAGTATTGAAGTCGAGAGGGCAAAGAGATGCGATAAATTTCGAAAATTTATGGGTTACAGACGATAAAAAACAACGCAATTTGAAAATATAAAGCTGTTATGACATGATAAACATGGAAAAATAACAGGTTTATATAAATGCTTAAAAAATTCTTTAAAAAAGAAAAAAAGAATACCTCATTGCAATCTCACCAAATTAGAAGCGGATCGTTTCTTGATAGCGTTCTTTTTAACTCACAAATAACGCCGCATGGGGTTGCTCAAACCTATAGAGACAGCTCATCCGTGGCTATAGCAGTCGATACAATCGCAAGCGCAATGGAAAACATTAATCCTGTCATTGAATTGCTGGATGGCTCATTAGATGACGAAAACGAAGCCTTAGACCTGATTAAAAACCCAAATGAGTTTGAAGACTACCGCGAGTTTATAGGGCAACTTTCAAGAAATTATTTATTAAATAGCGATGCCTTTATTTATGCCGAGGGCGGTACTTCAAGACCACCTCTAAACATGTTTGTAGTTAATAATCAGCAAATATCAATCACAACAAACAATTCTGACAATTACCCCCAAAATATGCAAGTGACTAATGGCTTTGGCCGCGGTGTTTATTTGCGCGATAAGAAAAACGGAAAAGCTAAGTTTTATGACGGTGGATTAAAAGAGCTATATCAAATTCATGGCTATTCAAGCCGTACAGATAATAGTCTAGCTGATAGCCCATTAGAAGCTATAGCAACCGAAACAAGGCAACAAATACAAGGCCGAGGGCATAACCTAAGCATTATTCAAAATGGCGGTAGATTATCAATGTCCGTTATAATGAAGGGTGATACGCCGCCTAGCGATGATGAAATGAGAGATATCAGGAATAAGGTTAACTCTCAATTTGCTGGTGCGTCTAATGCTGGCAAGATTGCTGTATTCTATTCCAACGATATGGATATTAAAGAACATGGCACAACCCCTAAAGACATGGACTTTAAAGAAATAGACAAAATCGCCAATAATGCTATTTTCATGCGTTACGGCATACCGTTGCCAATTGTAAGCGCAGATAGGCAGACATTTAATAACTTTGACCGCGCTATCGAGGACTTTTACGATAGATGCGTACTTCCTCATGCTAATATATTATTTAGCGGATTAACTAAGCTTTTGAAATCCAGATATGGCGATAGCTTCAATCGCATAACATACAATCCCGAAGACATTACAGCCCTTAAAGGCCGCATGCTTGATGAATTGAAAGTACGTAAAGACTTAGCGCTTGAGACAACGAACGAATTACGTGAGATATTACCTAATCGCGATAGTGTTCAAGGGGGTGATACAATATATCAGCCCGCAAATTTAATTCCTCTTGGCTATGACCAAGGCATGGATACCCCTGAAGAATTGAATATTGATGAGGTTATAAAATGAAAAATAGAACAACCGATTTACCAATATTTAATGGTTATATTTTTTACAGTGGTGATGATATAGAGCGTAGGGTTAAGCCATCCATAAATGGTGTTGCTGTTGATTTAACTGGTTATACGTCTGAGCTAAAGCTCAAAAAAGTAAAGTCGCAAGATGGATTTGATTTAGAATTAAATATTGATAATGGGGGCGTTTCTATTGAAGACGCCGCCAATGGTATTATTAAATTCACGATTAATAATGCTCAAAGCAGTGTTTTGGATGGGGTTTACCATTATGATTTGAGTATTATATCCGTTACTGGAAAGATAACAACTATATTATTAGGTAACATGGAATTCAAGGCGGATATTTAATGGGTGAGACTATTGTTAATTCAGTAAATTGGCAAGTTGATGTCGATGATTGTAATTATGATGTTTCAATTGATAGGGTTGTTCATAGTGTAGAGGTGAATAACAATATTGCAATTCAGACATCTTTTGAATTATCGGAATTAAACGACGCAGTTGTTGACGGTCTTGTAGAATTAATTAATGAAAAAAATTGGATGGATTATGCTAGGGGATGGAAAGAAACCCCTACGTTAAACACAACAATAGCAACAGGTGACGTTTACGACTACGTTTTTGAAAGCGATAGTGGTGATGTAACTTATTATCGTCTAGTGCCTTCGGGCGACGCTGACGATGCGTTTTATGCTAATTTTTCAAGTGGTGAGCTATCTGGATTACTGGCCAAAAAGGAAATAACATTATGACATTTACAAGCACAGCGTCAGGTGTAACGGTAACGGCAGGCACAGAGGAATTATCTGGTATGGCAGGGGTGTCTTCTGGCGTTGTAACAGTTGATACTTCAAATTATTTGCCGATTTATAATATCTCTCAACGCATAACTGTAGACCAAGGCGCTACACTTACAATAACCACGAAAGGTATTTATAACTTCGCCAACATAGGTGGTAACATTAGGGTGGGTATAGATAGTGGTACAGCAGGAAATCTAATAATCGGCACAGACAATGGTGATAATTCCCCTATTGAAATAGTTATAACAACACAAAGAAACCAAGGTGACCCTTTCGCACCCGATAGTGGAATATTTGATATAAGGGGCGATAGTAACATATTTCTGTATGGAATTGCTTTATTCGGGCGTGTTGGCCTTGGTTTTCGTAGTCAGCCAGTTGATAATGGTCAACTTGTTGCGCGAAACATCAAATGGGACGCAACAGGCAGTGGTGAGGATTTTATTCGTATTCTTGGTGATGATTGGGACAGCGTAAATACGCATTTTATTGGAAAGTCTTTATTTCCTGCTCGTGGGTTTACTCAAATTAAAGATGCTCTTATTACAGATACAAGCACAGGTATTACCATGAATTGGGGAGGTGACTGTCTATATTTGAATTATGTTTTAGAGGGTTTGACGTTTGAGCGCATTAGTGGGCGCGGCGTGTACATCGGCACTAACGCCAATAAACCAAGAGGTTCTGTTATTGAGTTTTTAAATGGTGACAGCCTGACAACAGGTACAGAAAACTTAATTGAGCCACGCGAAGGGCGATGGAACAGCAACAGAAGCAAGGGAACAGTTATAAAAACTTCTGATTTGGATGTAAATATAACCGACTTCGTGACAAGCGCCCCTTTAGACTTTAAATTTTATGCTATTGATAATGATAGCGGTAATAGAACACCCTCTGTAATCGGAGACAATGAGGTTTCTGAGCAAGACGGCTCGCTTGTAAGGCATCACTACGACGTTGATATTGTTATTGATGAGGATGTAGCGGGCGGACAATATAACGGTAAAATTGTAAAGACAGTTTTCAGTAGGCCTCAAAGCCAATTTGTTTCAGCGCCAGCAGTAGGTCCTGTTTGGGATGTTAGGCTTCCTATTTCATGGGGTGTTTTTAAATACGGTTACTTAGCGAAAACTGGTCAATTCACTGGCAACATCACTGGTAAACAGGTATTAAACCTTGCCTTAGACCCGCAATCATTAATTACACAAACCGACAAGTCAATTGTTGATGCTTACACGGAAATTGAAACACCTCAAAAGCTATTTGATAGAATGGAGAGTTTTAGAGAGGATAATTATGCGGGGAGCGCTAATCCTTTTATTGGTCGTGAAGGAAACACAATAGACGCTGGTATCTTTGACGTTGTCATTGATGCAACATCAAGCCCAGCCTTTGCGTTTGACGGTAGTACAATCACAATCAATGCAACCACATTTACAGGTAATATTACAACCACGGGAACAGTAAGTTTTGCAAATGGCGCGAGCATTGTTGGTGGTATCGTTGACAGCAACGGTGACAGCTTTTTAACCTTTACAGGGGTTGATAATTGGGAGGTTTACGCAAGTCAAGCCGATGCTAATATTCAAGCAAATCTACTCGGTTCTGGAACATCTATCGAGACTTATAGGTTTACGTTCTCACCTGCTACAACTTATTATTTAAGGTTAATGGCTGGCGAAGATACGTTGTTTAAAACCACTACGCCAACGCAATCAGGTGAGACAACAGTGGAACTCACTATCGCAGGACTATTGACTGCCCTCCCTGCAAATGTTGATAAGGCGGTGACTTCGAGTATTGACGGTGTCGACTTAGTTGGCGCGGTTGCGACAGGCGTTGAAGATGCCATATTAGATGATAGCGATGGGCAGGCCGTTATTGCGGCTATTGTAAACGCTATTGGAAACACAAATCTTGACGAGGTTGCTTTGGTTGCGGCGATTAGAAGTGATTTAGAGCGTGCAGGTGGTTCGCTTGACCTTATTTTGGAGGACACAGCGGACTTACAAGCCAATCAAGGAAATTGGCTGACAGCAATAGGCTTTTCAACCTTTGACCCCGCGAATGATGCTGTGGCTAATGTAACCTTGGTCGATACAGTAACAACAAACACAGATATGCGTGGAACGGACGGAGCGAACACAGTCGCGCCTGATAACGCAAGTATTACAGCTATATTAGCAGATACGAATGATCTACAAACAAATCAGGGTAACTGGTTGACAGCTACAGGATTTAGTACGTTTGATGCTTTAACCGATAATGTGACGGTAGGTACTAACAACGATAAGACAGATTATGAATTGGCGAATAACTCAATCACAAGCTCCACAATTGAAAACAATGCTTTTAACAACAGCGCGTTTACAACAGGATTTTACAACTCAATTAATTCCGAAGTCGATACGGCTTTAGAGGATTATGACGCGCCGACAAAGGCAGAGCTTGATACAGCGCAAACCGCCATCATTGAACAGATTGACGCCAACGAAACAAAACTAGACACTATTACAGCGAATGTAAGCGCAATTCCTACAACGGATAGCGTGGCAGATTTAACGCCTGTATTGACTGCTATAAGCAATCTAAATGATATATCAAGCTCAGATGTAACAAGTGCAGTACCGTCAGCCGCTCAAATTGAGGCGGCATTACTTAATGAGGGTGATGGTCAACAGCTAATTGACGCTATTGTTCAGGCTATTGACAACACGAATGTTAGTGAAGCGGCGCTAGTTGCGGCAATCAGGTCAGATTTAGAGAGAAGCGGTGGGTCTTTAGATTTACTCCCCTTATTATCAGAAATTGAGGCTTCGACAGTTTTAGCAAAAGGATCAGATATCTTGGGGTTAAATGATATTACGGCTAATCAGGTTGTGACCGCCATGCAAGCAGTTGCGGATGACTTTAAGGCCGATACGTCTAACCTAGAAACAATATCGCAGTCTGATAGTAAACAAGCGCTATTGATTGCTGAGCATAACGCTACCCAGTCCGCCATTAGTCTTATTGAAAATTACGACGATACAGACTTGGTAAGTAAAATTGACGATGTTACCAGTATAGCCGATGAAATACTGATTGATACCAATGACCTTCAATCAAGCCAAGGAAACTGGTTAACGGCAACAGGATTTGCGACGCCCTCAGATACCGTAGACGCGCAAAATGCAATCATAACGGAAATTGACAATAACGAAGCTAAAATAGATACTGTATTGACTGATATTGGCAATATAGATATTGCGTCAATAAATTCAAACTTAACAGTAATTAACGACGGCGTTAAAAAAGCATCTTTATTTATTCCTCACACCGAAGATTTATAAATTATGAAATTAAGCATTAAGAAGCAAAACATAGCGAAGCAAGAGCTTAAAAATAAATTAGATTTTGAAAAAAAGCTAATTAAGGAATTGCGACCTTTGTTTATGAAGATGAATAAGGCTTTTCAATTAAATTACAGCCGATACGGTAGAATTATCTCATTTGACCAATATGAGGCTGATGTCAAGGCAATTTTAAGAAAGCATTATGAGCGCGTTCAAAGGCAATTTTCAGGCAATGTTATTAAATCCAATAATATTGATATATCTAAAATTGAAAAGAAGGATTTAGGCTTAATCGACTTGGCTTTAATCGCATGGATAACAAATGAGCTATTGATTAAGCCTAGAAAGATAATTGAAACCACCCAAGAAGGTGCTATTAATTCTGTTAGGCAAGCGCAAGAGCAACAGTTAAAAGAAGAGGGTAGTGTAGACAACGCAACCGTAGCTACATTGGCGTTGGCATTTAACAGGCGTAAATCACTAGGGCGATTAAAAACTATTGCAATTACAGAAACTCAAAGCGTTAGTGAAGGCTCGAAGCTTATACAAGCCCAAGCATTGTCTGGAATAACGCCGTTTTCGTTAGATGAAGACCCCTTTAGGCTGACCCGCCCTAACGAAGAGTTAACAGAACAGAATACCAAGCAATGGGTAACGGTTAGAGATGGCAATGTTAGGAATACCCATATCACAGCCGATAAGCAAACAGTAGATATTGACAAAACTTTTGGAGTTGGCGGTTATGAAATGAATTACCCTGCTGATACATCACTTGGTGCGCCAATTAAAGAAACAATAAATTGCAGATGTTCTGCTAGTTACAATATAGAAGGATTTTAAAATTATTACTAATTTGAAAATAAAAAACTTTAATTATACAATAGGTAGAAATAAAAATATAGGGTGGATAATAAATTGAACACTAAGAATTTTTTAGATTGTAATCTTTTAGATGTAAAAGTCTATGACAGTAACGAAAATTATTTTACATTTGAAGGTTACGCCTCAACGTTTGGCAATAAAGACCGCGGCAGTGATGTTGTGGTTAAGGGCTGTTTTCGTGAATCTATTCAGGAATTAACCAAGGGTGCTAGGCCTATCCCTAACACAGACTATGTAAAGCTTATGCCTGTTTTATGGCAACATGACTGGAATAATCCAATCGGTTCTTTTGTTGAAATGCGCGAAGATGAAAAAGGCCTTTTTGTAAAAGGAATTATGCCCAAAGATGATGACTTTGTCCGTGGTCGTGTTATTCCACAAATGAAGGCGGGTTCTGTTTCAGACATGTCAATTGGCTATATTATCAATGATGATAGGTATGATAGGGATGAGGAAATAAGATATATTGAAAAGGCTCAATTGTTCGAGACATCACTTGTCACTATTCCAATGAATGAGCAAGCCCACATTACGGCAATGAAGTCGGCTGTTGTATATCAGGACTTACCCATTGCGGATAAAGAGACAGAATGGAATTATGACGAAGCTCAGAAAAGGCATACTGAAAATGGCGTTGATGAAAAGTCATATTTAATCATTAAGAAAAAAGATAGTGTCGTAGAATATTTATTACCTATTGCGGACTTCGTTGAGGGTGAGTTGATGGTTATTCCAAAGGCTGTTTTTAGTACGGCGCTACAAATTCATAACGGAGACGCCACTAAGGGTATGGATGATAAAGACATTGGGGAATTAAAATCCAATATAGATAAATATTATAAATCTATGGGGTTAGAAAGCCCTTATAAAGATAATGCGTTTAGGCTTGATGATGCGAAGGCATATACTGAGCGCGAATTAGAGACACTGCTGAAAAGCGGGGTATGTTTTAGTCAAAAAACGGCTAAGGCATTATTGAAAACCTTATTAGATGATAGCCATCGGGATGATGAGTTAAAGTCACAGCGGGATGCTGTTTTAAAGGATAAATTAGAAAAACTTTTAAAAACTTTAACTTAAACGAAAGGACATATTATGTCTGATAAAGAAACTAAAGATGTAGTTCAGTTGGTTGAAGCTATTCGCGAAAAAGCGGATGAGCTTGGCACTAATTCTGCTGAATTTAAAGCGTTTCAAGAAAGAGCTGAAAAGCAACTTGAAGCATCTGAAACTAAAAATGCTGAAATCGTGGCGGAAGCTGTTGAAAGCCGTAAGCTAGTTGATGAGATGAAAGGTCAAATGAGTGACATGGAAGTTGCCATGGCTCGTTCTGCTGAAAAGCATAACATTGACTATAAAGAAACTGCTGAATACAAAGCATTAAACGCATGGGCTAAGTCTGGTGCGGATAAATTGGATATGGAGCAAAAAGACTTGCTACGTTCCGATAACGATGTTCAAGGTGGTTACTTAACTAACTCTGAAATGGATAATGCGATTATTCGTAAAATCACAGAAATTTCACCAGTTCGTCAAGTATCTCGTACACGTTCAGTTGGTCGTAAAACACTTGAAATGCCAAAACGTGAAAGCATCCCTACAGCTACTTATGAAGGTGAAGCAGAAGCGTCAAGTGAAAGCAATTCAACTTACGGTGCAGAAACGCTTACATGTAATCGTCTAACTACAGAAGTGCCGTTCACTATGGACTTACTACTGGATAGCGGTTTTGACATTGAAAACGAAGTATTGCAAGACGTTGCCGAGGCTTTTGCTTTTGCAGAAGGTCGTAACTTTGTTCTAGGTGATGGTGTTAAAAAGCCCGAAGGTTTCTTGTCTAACGCTGAGATTATTGCAGACGCAAGAACATCTGAAAGCGCTGGAACTGTAACTGGTGATGACTTGCTACTTATGACAGGTGACTTGAAAGTTGGTTACGATCCATTATTCGGATTTAATCGTCAAACACTTGCACATTTGCGTACACTTAAAGGCTCAGATGGCCAATACCTATGGCAAGCTGGCTTAGCTCCTAACGTACCTAATACTATTGGTGGTGAAAGCTATGCTGTTATGCAGGATATGCCAGCCTACAATGTAGCGGGTAATCTAGGTGTTATTTATGGTGACTTTATGCGCGGTTACACAATTACAGACCGTACAGGAACTACTGTAATTCGTGACAATCTAACTCAAGCTTCTAAGAATATTGTGAGATTAATTTTCCACAAATATAACACTGGACAAGTTATTTTGCCTGAAGCATTTAAAGCACTTAAAATCAAAGCGTAAGGAAGGATTATATTATGAATTACGAAGATTTACATCACAATACAGCCGTTGACACAGCCCTAACAAGCCAAACAATCGCGACTGACACAACTACAAACGGTGAAATTATTGACCGCGCGGGTTTTGAGGGTCTTGAGTTCGTTCTTGTTTCTGGTACAGTGACAGACGGTGCTTATGCTGTTGAAGTTTGGCAATCAGACGATGCGGCTATGGCTGATGCGGTTCAAGTCACTGGTACTGAACTTCTAGGTAATGCTGACTTTGCTGATAGCGATGATGACGCCTCTAAGCGTATCGGAACTCTTGGCAAGCTACGTTATCAACAACTTCGCGTTGTTTCAACTGGCACGACTTCAGGCGGTGTTATCGCTGGTGTTGCTGTTAAGTTTGGCGCAAAACATAAGCCTGTTGCAGACTAAGCAAAATTAATATAGTGTATATAGCGGGGGAATAATCCCTTGCTATATCACAATTTAAAAAAGGAATTAATAAAATGAAATTCGATACAATTGTATTTACTTATACTGGAGAAGTTGGAAAGAATTATGGCATTGACGGCAAGGCTATAATCAAAGAAGGCGTTGAGTTTACACCAGATAATTTAAAAGATGACAAGATTGCTAAAATTTGGATTAACGAAGGCTTCGCTAAATTAAAAGGTGAAGAAGAAAAGCCAAAAGAACAAATTAAATATGAAGATGTCCCAAAAGAAGAATTAAAGGCAGAATTGGCAGAAGAAACCGATCAACCTGAAATTTTACCAGTTGAGAAAGTGCGCAAAAAGCGTGGACGCAAGCCTAAGAATAAATAAATATGTATTATGAACTCACCAATACGCCTGACAGCCCAGTATCGTTAAGTGACGCCAAGGATTTTTTAAAGATATCCAGTAGCATTACTAAAGATGATGCTATTGTTCAGAATTTAATCAATACGGCTGTTGCGTATGGTGAGTTATATACAAATCGTGACTTTTCAATAAAGACATGGGAAGGATTTTTTGATAATTTAGAATATGAAGGTGAGCCTTATCCGTTTATTCAATTAAATAGATCGCCGTTAATTAGCGTTGAAGGGTTGACCGTTTCGGTATCTGGTGTTGATGGTGGCTATACTGATTTTGTGCTAAAAAGAAGTAGCGGGTATTCAAAATTATTGTTTAATAGCACAGCCCCAAGCATTGATAGCACGGTTGCGTATAGTTTTAAGGTGTCTTTCACCACTGGGTACGCAACACTGCCAGAAGGGCTTAAAACAGCCATATTAGAGCATATTAGTTTCTTGTATGAAAACAGGGGGGATGTTCCTAGTGATATGGTGGATCAAATCAAATCATTATATCATCAATATAGGATAATCCCTTTATATGGCGTCTAGAAATATACAATCAAGAAAATTAAGAAAAATATCAGTTGGTGATATGCGTGAATGTATATCATTGGAAGAAAGAACCATGACCGCCCCTGTTTTTGGTAGCGCGTCATTTACTGAGCGATATGTTTCTATAGATGAGGTTTGGTCTAAGATTGAAACGTCATTTAACAATCGTATTTTTGATGGTGTTGCATTAGACGAAGTGCCAAGCCATAAGTTTACAATTAGATGGCGTGATGATGTTACAAGCGAAACGCGAATTAGGTATAGTGATGTTTTGTATCGCATTGTTAAAACAGATAACTATGAAATGCGTGATGAGTATTTAGAATTATATGCCTTGATTGATGGCGATGATGACAAGGAGGCTAATCAATAATGTTACGTGTTAAAGCCGATCCCAAAAATAAAAGAACGCTTTATGAAATAGATAATCTTACACGTAAACATAAAAAGGCTATTCGCAACGCTGGTTTTGACATAGGCCAAGAGAGTAAGCGCGAAACTAGAAAAGCTATTAATAATACTGGTAAGTTAGGCCGCTTATATCGCTATGGCAATACAGTTCATAGGGCATCTGCCAAAGGTCAAGCCCCCGCGAATAGAAGTGGAAGGCTTAAAAATTCAGTTGATTATAATGTAAGGGGGCATAGGCAGGTTGAATTTGGGTATAAGGAATTATACGGTAAATTCTTAGAGGATGGTACTAAGTTTATGGGTGAACGCCCTAATGTTAAAGACGTTGGCGCGAAGTTAGGGCATAAGTTTATAACTTACATTATTGAGCATTATAGAAAAGCTAAGTGATTTAAGAATGCCGTCTTTCCGAGCTGTCACGATTTTTATACTTACTGGTGGTTAGCCACTGGATTACCATTCCGCTTTATCCGTCTTTCGTTTGACGCGGTTGCCCTGTTTAAATATTCCAATTCTTAGTTATTTTAGTTAATTGAGTTTTAATAGGTTTTGGCAAATTTATTATATTTATTGCGTTATATTTTTCAATATCGAAAGACTTGTCATTTATTTCCAGTTTGGCGTCATGCCTAATTTTAATATTCATGTCTTTTCTTTCGTTGTTAATGGTGGAGGTGGGTAGGACTAACAGCTATGTCTAAGTAATTTAAAGTAACTACACGCCCATAGGTTAATTAATTAATTTAAGCTTCCTTTCTAATTTCTCTACATTTTTAAGGTGAAACTTTTGACGATAAGATTTGCCATTAAATAATGTAATAAAGCCAACTGGCAATAATAATATCCAGCCTATTACAGGTATCCACATAAGTATTGACATTGAAAACAAGGAAATGCCAAGCCCATAGAATATATCAGTAAACCTAAAATCAGAAATAGCGTGTAGCTTAGAATATTCTATATCTTCTTTTAATTTTTTAATTTTATTTTGTTTCATTTTTTCTAACATTTTAACTACCCTTTGTTACATGCATCGACATAGTTATCAATCCATAGTTTTAAATCGTCTGTGATGCCATAAATTGAAACACTATTATCTTTAGAAACGGTATGACCCATTAATGATTTGCGCGACCAAGCCTTTGCAAATTCATTGGCTTGGTTTCTATCTTGAAAATTTAAAGTAGCTTCTAACATTATTTATTCCCTTATGTTTTTGTCATTTAATATACTTAATATACACTAATAAAACACAATGTAAACCCCTATTTTGAAAATAATGTAATTTAATTGTATTATTAAAACCAATGAAACAAAAAAGGTTTGAATAATGCGTATTAAAGATGTGGCTTTACGGCTTATAGACGCACTTCCTGAGCACACAGGGCTTTTTTGCGATACATTAGACATTGATAGTATTAATGCGTCTGGCGGCATTGCTACGGTTGTCACATCGTCAAATCATGGCCTTTCAAATAACAGCGCAATTAATATATCGAATGTAGCAGTAAAAACGCCTATATCATCATTTACAAAAGATGGATTGCTATACACATTTACGACATCATTAGAGCATGACTTAACTTTTGGTTGGAGCGATCACAAAACAATTGAATTAGGCGGGTTTACTGATAGCGCGTGGAATAATGTATTTGATTTAAGGTCTAGTGATAATCGCTTTGAGTTTGTGGTTAATTCACCCGATACGCAACCAATATTAAACGGTAATGAGTATTTATTAGAATATAATCGTGTTGATGGTATTGGCGGTGCTTATTCAGTCAATATAATTAACGATACAACATTTACTATCGAGGGCGATTTTATAGACGGTGATTATACGCCTGTTAATGGTGTTGTCTATTCTAACCCGCGCATAGGGGCTACCGTTGATATTGATAGGGTTATAGACCAATACACTAAATATGGCGCTAATCAATATTGGCTATACGCTGAGCCTGTAAATGTTGATGTATCCAAGGATAGGACAACTTTATCGGATGCTAACCATAGCATTGGCAATGGTGCTGATATGCGTATTCGTATGGTGGATGGCTTTACACTGTACATTATCGCGCCATGTAGTGATGAAATAGCAGGGGAGGTATCACTAGACGTATGCCGTCATGATTTACTCTTACCATTAATGAAAACTCTTTACGGGTATCAATTCGATACTGGCACAAGCAATCCTATGGACTTTAGAACAACTTTAAAAAGCCACGGCGTTGTGGCTTATGATAGGGCTTATTTAGTTTACTCATATGAGTTTGAAGTGGTGATTGACTTAACAAATGACGACGCGGTAAGCGACCAAGATACTAGATCATTTAGAAATGTGGATTACACGCATCATATTGGCGGTGGGGATACTACCGATATGACGATTACTAATATTTTTACGGATATTGACCGAAGTTAAAGGCATTTTGAAAAATAAAACAAGATAACATATAATTTTAAAAAAACAATTTAATAAGGATTAGATAACATGGCTGATAAGGAAAAAACCATTGATAAAATAGACTTCGAGGTGTGCAGTGTATTATCTGGACAAACCACATCAACATCCATAGATTTGCGTGGGACTACCCTTTGCGGGTTACATTTGCCTTCCGCATTAACTAGTACAACCGTAGAGTTTAGTTCATCTGGCAATGGTGGGGATACCTTTATTAAAATGGCTGATGGCTCAGGTTCTGATGTGTCTAAAACAATTGCGGCTAATAAATACATACCGCTAAACCCTGCGGATTTTGCAGGAATACAGTTTTTAAGATTGGTTTTTGGGTCTGCGGAATCGGGTGATAGGGAAGTGATTTTATCTTTAAGGCAGGTGTGATTTGGGTGGATTGTTAAATTCAGTTTTAAGTTATAATTCTAGCTTTTCCTTATTTAGTATTAATCAGCAAGCTTTAACAGACTTCATCGGCGGAGCTATGGGGGATAGCACTGCCGAACGTATGTTTACGCAATTCTCAGGCGCAGGTGAGTTAGCATTTGAAGCTGAGGCGGGTAACTATTACTCGGGTACGGTTGACCTATATGATAGCGCTAATTCTGGCACATTCCTTATGAGTAAAACAGCACTTGAAGGCAACGCGGCCAATACTAATATATTTTGGGTTGATACAACAGACTTCACGGCGGGCAATCAATATAACAATAACATTACTAATGATACCAATGAAGCTAATTGCTATATATGTTCATTAGGCATTAATGACAATCCTTTCGTTATTGGGGCTTCGGCAACGGTTGACGATGTTGAGGATAGCTTTGATTTTATGGCGAATGATATCGTATCATCAAAGGGCGCGTCATTTATGATGCTTAACACATTAGGCCGTGACGCGGGTGGAGATGATGTGGGATGCAATATAATTCGCGAAGGCACAATAAACGCCATTAATAACAATTCAAATATTAAGCGCGGTATTGATGTTTACGATTTAGAGAGGATAGACAATAAGCACTTAACACAATCGGGGGATGAGGAAAAGGGTAAGCGGGAAGCGATACAATCCGCGCACTACTTAGGCAATACTTCAAATCAAGCGCTTGGTGCAAAGGTATTAACCGCCTCACTTGTGGTTGATGAAATTACACTAAACATATCCCATGTTAGCGGTACAGACATTGTAGCGCCGACTATCGGAAATGGTGGTATGGACGCAACGGATGACGGAACACCAATGGGGGCTACCGATCTTTTACGAGTAACCCCTGTAACGGCTAATCTTAAGTTCCCTGAAGGGGTGGCGCCCATTAACGGATCAGATGTTAAGGTTTACGTTCCATATGGGCGTGATGGTGGTTTAGCGGCTGATCCTGATGTGATGCGCGATAATTCAGTCCTAGCGCTTCCAATACAGTCGGATATTATAACGGCAACAAATAATGACGCAATTCAATCATTGGACAATATGACAGGGTATTTTGATAGCCGTGGTTCTGTTAAAAATTACAGCGCTGGGGATTTAGTGTCTTCTATTGATACATTAAAGGGTGTGGATGCCTCTTGTGCATCTGTTGGTGCTACTAATCCTACATTTGACACAGATCATTTGTTGTTTGCGGCAAATAGTCAGCTTGTTATGGGCGCTTCTGGTGAGGCTAGCTCAATTCAGACTATTGCCATGGTTTTTGAAGTCCCTACGGCGGTCACAGCGGGTAATGTTATAGCGTTCTCTAATGGCGCGGCAACTGATAACCAAGCAAGAGCGGTTATAGCTGGTGACGATCAAATGTATTGGTCATTAAATCAGGATAGCACATCCGAGAGAATATCTAATGTTTTATTGCCAAATGTAAGGTATTTTTTAATGCTTGAATTCACAGGCGATAGTGAATTGAATGTTTACTGGGATCAGGTGACAACACCAGATTTTACTATTGATCCTAGGGATGATTTTAATTTGTGGGACTTTATATCTTTTGGAGCTAGGGGTGGTCAATCTGACGCGGAAGAAATGGCGCTATATTCAGCATTTAGAACAAAGGACATCTTAACGTCACAAGAAAAGACAGATATTTTAGCGCAATGTAATGCAAGGTTTAATTTGTAATTTAAATCTTCATAAATCGCCTAATTTGAAAATGATCTTATTAAAATGTATTATTTAAACCATGTTTACAAATTATGAGAATAAAGCAATGTCACAAAAAAATTATAAGAAAAAAATCGTATTAAACGCTAACTTAAAAGATTATAAGGCCGGTGATACGGTAATTATTGATACAGATAAGAGCGGCATCCCTTTAGCCTTGTATTGGCGTGATAGATTTAAAGATGCTGAGATTGACGGTTGCATCGAAGTCGTGAAAGAAATTAAAAATACCAATAAATCCGATAAAGGGAGCAAGTAACATATGCCTATTTCTAAACCAAGTGTAACGCTTAATATTATACCAGCTGAGCAAATTCTATCAATTAGAGAGCATCGCGTTCTTTTAGTTGGTCAAATGCTTTCGGGTACTGCCGTATCAGGTGAGTTAATTAGCGAGCTAGACGACGCAACAAATGAGATTAACGCCCTATTTGGCGAGCGTTCTATTATCGCAGAACAGGCAAGAGAATTTAAGAAAATTAACAGAATTACTGATATTGATGTCATTCCTTTAGACGATAACGGCGCGGCTGTGCAAGCTACCGCTGAGGTTGCGTTTAGTGGAACGGCTACCGCTTCGGGTTCTATTTTTGTTACTTTTGGCTCTGGACAAAGATATAAAAATAGAATTGACGTATCTATCGGGGCTACCGCGACTGAAATCGGCGACGCGATTGAAACTGCGTACGCGATTTATTCATCGAGCCCATTTACGGTCGCTAACTCAACTGGAACGGTGACGGCTACAGCTTCAAATGGCGGTACTCATGCTAATTCATGGCATGTTGAAGTTACTGGTGTTGTTGCGGGTATCTCTTACACTGTAACAGGATGGACAGGCGGGGCAACAGACCCTAGCTTAACAGGTGTTCTGGATGTATTGGGTAGCACACGTTACCATACAGTGATCTGGCCTAACAGCTATGATATCACAGTGATTGAGGATGTGTTAAACGCACGATTTAATGCTACTAATGATGTTCTAGACGGTGTTGCGTTTCAAGTTGTTAAGGGTACTTTGTCAAGTCTTAAATCGGCTACAAGCGCCCTTAACTCTCAAAGCTTGGTTGTCGTGGGTGACAAGACATCTAACGAAACATATCGTAAGGGTACTTCATACCGTGAAATTCCAGACGTTACATGCGCTCAAATTTGCGCTATTCGTGCCTTACGACTAACAACAAACGCTAATCTCACACAATACCTAACGACTACAAGCGCGTTAGATCAATTTGGTGGTGTTGCGTTGGCCTCATTGCCTTACTTTAATACTTCACTGCCTTCTATCCCAGTGCCATTGGCTCAAGATGAGTTTTCAATGGAAGATCAAGATGAATTGAATGGTGACGCCGTAAGTATTCTAGGTGCTAATCGCGCTTTTAATACCACATTATTCGGTGAAATGGTTACGACTTACTTAACTGATAATGCTGGTAATCCTGACAGTTCTTACAAGTTCCTAAACACTGTTGACACCGCAAGCGTAGTGCGTGAGACATTTTTCGTTAACTATAAGGACAAGTATGCCCAGACACGTTTGACTAACGGCGATTTATTGCCTTTACGTGATATGGCTAACGTTGGAAGTATTCGCGCCTTTTCATTGGAAGTCTACAAGTCGCTTGCTGAAAGTGCTTTAGTTCAATCAGGTAAAGAAGCAGAGAAAGACTTTTTAGATAATCTATCTGTAACTATTGATTTAGCAACAGGAACGGCAACGATTAATATGTCACCATTATTGGTTACTCAACTACGTGCCATTATTGGTACAATTCAAGTTAACTTTGGAGGTTAATATAAATGACTAACGCTTTATCAAATCCAACAATTCAGGTAAATGACCAAACCATTTCAATTTTACCGAATACGCTAACGTTTAAAAACGGCGCGGGGGATGTTAATGTTCGCGCTCAAAGTTCTGGTGGTGGTGGCTCAAGTGCTGTTATTACAGAAAATGCGGAAACTAAAATCTCAATGGTTAAGTTTTCATTGGTTCTCACTGATGTTAATAGGGATTTTATTAATCAGTGGCAAGAAAAACGATATACTGGCGGCAACTCTATTCGCTTCTCAGAGCGCGGATCGAACATTCCAGAAAGCTTTACAAATATGCACGTAACAACCGATCCTGAAAAATCAGTAGGCGCTGATGGAAGTGTCGAAGTTGAATTTATGGGAGATGCGGCATAATGAATGAAGAAATGAAGTTTCAATTATCTCAGCCGATTAACGTTTCTAATGGTCAAGGTGGATTTGATGATACACATGAATTAATTCTTGTTGCCCCTTCGATGAAGGATAGGAAGCAAGTTGCGAATTTACAGCAAATTATTGCACGCGCTCAAATGAATTTTATTTCTAAGTTTCCCCCTAGTCAATTAGAAGCTTTAAAAAATCAAGAAAAATCAGAAGATAAAGAAGAAGAAAAAGACGGTGATGCTATTCGTCAAATGATTATCGGTAGCGATGAAGATTTAGAAAATTTTTACTCGTGCTTCGATACGTTAGCGTTACGCGTTTGCACTGTTTTGGATGGCGTGTATCTAAAGAAAGAGCATTTAGAGTTAATGGCACCCAAAGATTACAGTAAAATGTGCTTTGATTACATTGCAAATTTTATCGAGTAGTATCTGTCTTATCCAAAGATTGTGATGGATGCTACGAAACTATATGTAATTTAATTAAATGGGGTGAGGGCGGATTGCAATATGACAGCCTTATGATTAAGCCATTTGATGAAATTATGAGCCTTCACAAACAAGCCAATAGAATTAATATTGAGACTAAAAAAGAAATGGATAAGGCTTAGGTATGGCTAAGTATTCAGTAAGTTACGTATATGAGATTGTCGATAAGTATTCAAAAACTATTGATAAGATAAGCCGTAAGACAGGCGACTTTGCACGTAAGGCGGCTGAAGCAACTACCAAGGCATCGCTAAGCTTTCAAAAATTTGGCAAGACACTGCAATCTGTAGGTACCAAGATGTTGGTAGGGGTAACTCTGCCTATCGCGCTAATGGCTAGGTCTATGATTAACGCCACTAGTGATGCGGAAGAAACTCGATCTAAATACGCAACTGTTTTTAAGGAAATAGGAACTCAAGCAGAAACTACCGCAGATAAATTCGCCAAGTCTTTTGGATTGGCTGGCACGACTTCACGTAAATTATTAGGTGACACTGGTGATATGCTTTCTGGTTTTGGATTTACCAGCGAAGCCGCCTTAAAGTTATCTGAAAGAACAAATTCATTGGCTGTTGACTTGGCGTCATTCACTAATTTTTCAGGCGGGGCTGAAGGCGCAAGTGCGGCATTAACAAAGGCACTACTTGGTGAGCGCGAAAGTGTGAAGTCATTAGGTATTGCCATACTTGAAAGTGACGTCAAAAAGAAAATAGCGCAAATGAGAAGTGAGGGAATTAAGTTTGCCACTGAACGCGAAGCTAAGGCGTACGCAACTTTAGAGATAGCTATATCACAATCTAAAAATGCCATTGGCGATTATGAAAGAACAAAGAATAGTTTTGCCAATACTCAGAGGCGCGTTGCTCAAAACAATATAGAATTAGAAGAGAGTTTCGGTAGGCTGTTGATACCGTCAGCAACAAAAGCTCTAAATGTTATCGATAGATTGCAAGCTAAGTTTATTGCTATGGATGAAAGCACTAAAAAAGTCATTCTTGTCATAGCTGGTTTAGTTGCAATTATCGCTCCATTGTTATTGGCGTTAGCCGCTATTGGATTTATTGCCCCTGCCGTGACTGCTGGTTTTTGGCTACTAGTAGCCGCTATTACTTTTATACTAAGTCCTATTGGGTTAGTTATTGCGGCGGTGTCTGTTTTAATAGGTGCTTTTGCAAAACTTATGATTGAGGCTGATGGTATAGGTCAAGGATTAAAGGCGGTTTTTCTTGGTATTGGTTTATTTATAACAAAAGTATTTACTGATTTAGGGGCTTTAATTTTAGATGTTTTACTAGCCCCCCTTAAATTATTTTTTAGATTAATTGATAAATTACCGATGGTTAAGGTGCCAGAAGGCTTAAAAGATTTTGGCTACTTTTCTGGACAATCAGACAAGCTCAATAATATGCTGGATGGTAAGGCTCAGGGATTAATGAACCCCGCCGCTCAAGGTGCGGCAGGAAAGAATGGCGCTGATGGCGTTGTTACTGTTAAGGCTGAGAAAGGCACTTCTATCACTAATATACTTGGTGATGGTGTCGAGGGTGCAATAGGTTCTAATTTCGCAGGTGAAAGATAATGAGTGTATATAATAATTTATTACCAGCATCATTTAATAATGTAAATTTCCTAGTACCAGATGAAAGCAAATCATCGGGAAAAAAAACAATTAAACATGATTACCCTAATTCCAATAGGCGGTTCGTTGAAGAGTTGGGGGTTGCTGTACCAGAATATTCAATTACCGCTATTGTATCGGGAATTGACGCGGTGCAAAAACGCATTAGATTAGAAACTGAATTATCTAAATCAGGGCGTGGACTTCTCATTCATCCAGTATTAGGTCAATTATTCGTAGTCGCTACCGATTACCAATCAAGTTCAAGCGATACTAAAATAGGCGAGTTTGTTTTTAATATTTCGTTCTCTGAAAGCGTAGATAATATAAGTTTAACGCCTAGCGTTTCAAGTGTTCAATTAATATCATCATTAATTGAAAGCGCTAAGTCATCCCTAGATAGTCAATTTGTCTCTTTATTCTCAAATACCACTTTTCCAGACACGATATCCAAAACATCAGATCAATTAACTGGAATATTGAGCGAAGTTGGAAGTTTCACAAGCGGTGTATCGGATTTGAATACAGTAGCGTCAAATGCATTAAGCTTAAATGTAAGCAAAACCTTGAATAGTGTTGCTACAATAGCTAGGCAGGGTGGGACTATCGCAAGCCAATTGAGGTCTAATTATGAATTAGCAGAAAATATCAGTGACGATATACCGTCATTTTTTAATTCATGGCTTGGCTTAACTGGATTTGGACTAAGCAGAAAAAAGAAACCCTTGATAACTCAAAAGAGAATAGTTGAGGAAAACAATCTCGGACTAGTAGAAGAGCATACGCAAATTAATGCCCTATTAGGTATTTACGAAAGTGCGGCTTACAAGCAATATGAAACTGATATCGAGCTATCTATTACGCGTAATGAATTAGAAGATCAATACAATTCAATCATTGATAATGCACAAGAGGGTGGCATAGCTTTTTCTAGTGAATTTAGAGAATTAATATCTAATATTAGGGTGAGGGTTAGAGAAGTCTTAGAAGAAAAAGAGCAAAATGTATGGCGTGTTGTTGATATAGATGCAGGGCAATCCAGTATGGCTATAACGGCATATAGATATTACAATTCTTTGGAAAACTTAGAAACCATTATTGATTTAAATAAAAATGTTAATGTTTCAATTCATGATGAAATTGTAAAAGGTGTAAGTTAATGTTGACCGCTGAAATAAATGGCAATATTTATTCGGATGCCGTTGCTATAGGCTGTAGTCGTTCTTTAAAACAGCTTTACGGACGTTTCAACATTATTGCAACCGCGAATAAAGACGATGCCCTGCCAGTAAAGTATGGTGATATAGTTAAGATATTGGCGGATGGCAATGTAATTCTTGTGGGGTATATAGAGAATATATCCGTTAATTATGGCGAAAGAAATCATATTATAAGAATATCTGGGTTTGATAGAACTGTCGATATGTCAGATAGTAGTGTTACAGGTCAAAAGACATTTAATGGTAACATTGGTTTTGAAGATATAGCGCGTACCGTTTTAGATAACGGTAATATGGACTTCATTGATATCGTTAACGAGGCTGGTGAAATAACGGACTTCACAAGTAATGATATTATTAACGCGGAAGTGGGTCAATCTATATTCGATTTTTTAGAAAAATACGCACGTAAAAAACAATTTATTTTAACTACAAATGAGAATGGCGACTTATTAATGTGCAGGGCTTCTAATGATAGGTTAGGGGCTAACTTGGTTCATTTAAAAGGTAATAATACTAATAATGTTTTAAACGCTTCTTTTAATATTGGTGGAGGCAATAGATACAATAAATATATTTGCCGTTCGCAATTAAACCCGTATAGCCAATCAGGGAATATTAAGGCTCAAAATATAGCTAATCAATCGGGTGAAACTGGCATTGACGAATTTGTAAGAACATCAAGAATACTTGAATTTGTCACAGAACACGACGAGGATAACGCGTCAGTAAGTGACAGGGCGCAATTTGAAGCCAATACAAGACGCGCTAATTCAGTTGATTACACGGCTAATGTCCAAGGGCATAGCATAGATGGCAACCCCTTTAAAGTGAATAGATTGGCGTTTATTAATGATGACTATGCGAATATATCTAGTGATATGTTATTGCATACTATTAATTATATTTATAGCGTTGATGAAGGTTCAATAACTGAATTGTCCTTTTCGTATCCAGATGCGTTTTCATTAAATGCGAAGCAAAGCGAAAAAGCCAAGGCACGTTCTAAAATAGGGGATGGTTTTGAATAACGATATTATACAGGGCTTTTTAAACATTATCCAAAACGATACTAGCGACTATCCGCAAGCCATTGTTGGATATGAGGGTAACGATAGCGTTAAGGCTGTAAGAATGTCGCCTTATGGATTATGTTCTATGCCACCTCAAGGTAGTTTAGGATTGATATTCACGCCTAATTCAATGAATGGTGTACGGTATGGGTTGTTTGATGACCCTACGAATAGATTTAAGGGGCTTTCTAGTGGTGAGGTTCAAATAGGCAATTACTCAACGCAAGCCAGCATTAAGTTTGATAAAGATGGTAATGTGACTATTAATGTTCCTAGCGGTAACTTAACGGCCAATGTCAGTGGTATAACTAATATAGACACAACACAATTAAATATTAATGCAAGCGGTGGTTCTTTTATAACTGGCAGTTTAAACATTACTGGCGATATTACCGCCAATAACTTTGTTAGCGCTACTGGTGTTGACTTTAATGGTCATATTCATACTGGTGATAGTGGTTCAGACACTAGCGTTCCTAAGTGATTTTAGGTATTTCTGACCATTCGTAATCCTCCCAATTATCACAGATAGGCTCGTCAATAGTCATATTTTGAAAATAGTCATATTCTTTTGGCATTTCCCAACTTTCGATATCTCTAAAAAACATAGCTTCAAAAGTTACGTGTGGTTTATTCTTGTTTCGGCAAATAAATAACTTTTCATATTTAGGCGCATTCTCAATCGGTTGCCATGGCGGTTGCAAATCAACTGCCCTATTATTCCATTCTTGAGGTGTAAATTTTGTGAAATAAGCCCCGCAATCATCACTTGAACAAGAAACTAATTTAAATCTAACAATTCCTTGCTTCCATGTTTTAGGTTTACACCCGCAAAATGGGCAATTTTTTAAAATTAACTTATTATTATCAGTCATCACGCTACCGCCATTCCGCGTGTTGCACGGTCAAATAGTTTCTTTGTTTTCGGTTCTTTGTAAAAGAAATCTTTAATTGCTAAAATCTCTTTATTTGAACAATCGCATATATGATGATTTAATCTGTCTGATGTTGTGATTGTTTTAGCGTATTCTATATTCCATTGGTTAACCATGTTTTCATTCCTTTATGTTTTTGTCATTTAATACCCTGAATATACATCAATAAAAAACAATGTAAACCCCTATTTTGAAAAAACAGATAAAATATTGTAAACTATCACAATGCTAGATATTGCGCTTTCAAACACATCAAAAGGCTATGATATATCACTAGAAAATGGTGATATTAAAGCCGTGAATAGTTTTGAAACGGCTATTTATGTTAGTTTATTCAGTGATGCAAGGGCTGATAGCAATGAAGTGTTTTTGCCACAAGCTAGGCGTGGCTGGATTGGTGACTTAAACACGCCTATTGAGGGCTTACAATACGGCAGTAAGTTATGGCTTATCATGCAAGAAAGACTTACTCAAAACGTACTTAATAAGGCTGTAAACTACGCAAGGCTTTCTTTGCAATGGCTTATAGACCAAGGGCAATGCGAGTTTGTTGATGTTAGTGGTGAGATTATACCATCACAAGGAATTAAATTAAATATTACAATTACAACATTATTAGGCGTAACAGAAAGCCATTATGTTGATTTATGGAAGAATACAATAAATGCCAATTAATTTTCCAAGCTTATCTAACTTAGTCGATAGAACACGCTCCGATATTAGGGGCGAATTGCCTAATTCAGACCCGACTATTTTCGGCTCGTTTTTTCGTGCATTAGCTGAAGGACTATCTAATAGATCATATGATATTGTTTTATTGGTTAGGCAAGCTCTTGACCAGTCATTTATTCAAACGTCTAGTGATATCTATTTAGATAGGCACGGCGAAAGATATAATCTATTTAAGAACGTAGCAACCAATTCTATTGGTGATGTTGTTTTTACTGGAGTTGCGGGGACTTCAATACCTAACGCCACTTTATTAAATAGCGAAAATGGGCTTAAGTATACAACCCAAAGAGGTATTAGTGTTACAAATAAAACAGTATCTATCGCAAGCCTAACACGTTCTGGTACGACTGTAACCGCAACCACATCATCAAGTCATTCTCTGGCATCTGGTTTAAGTGTTGTTGTCAGTGGCGCAAACGAAATAGAGTACAACGGCACTTTTGAAGTTACCGTTATTGGATTAGATACATTTCAATATGAAGTTTCTGGAAGTCCTGCCACTCCAGCGACAGGCACTATATCTTTTTCCATTGATAGCGCGGTTGTAAGTGTTCAATCAAATGAAACAGGTAAAATTCAAAACTTAGATGGTGGCTCTTTATTAACATTAAACACGCCAATTACTAACATTGATAGCACTGGATACGCTAACTTTTCAGGCGTTGGCGGGGGTTCTGATATTGAGACAGAAGATGATTTTAGAGATAGGATTTTATTCGCTAGCGCAAATCCTGTATCTAATTTTAATTCATCCGCGATAAAAAGAATAGTTGACGGCGTATCGGGCGTTACACGTTCTTTTGTTCAAAACATTACACCTAATGTTGGCGATGTTACGGTCTACTTTTTTAGGGATAATGACACCAATCCGATACCATCATCAAGTCAATTAGCTGTTGTTAAAAATGCCATTTTAGAAATACTCCCCGCGACAAGCGATGAAAGTAATGTTTACGTTTTAGCCCCTGAAATAATTAATATTGATTTTACATTTACGTCAATAAGCCCCGATACACCGACAATGAGAAGCGCGATAGAGAATAACTTATTAGCTTTTTTCCAAGACAAAGCTCAGTTTGAAACCAATGTGACGCAAGATCAATATAGGAGCGCGATTATTGAAACTCAAGACACTGAAACAGGGCAATTCTTACAAAGCTTTGTATTATCTGCGCCAACTGGTGACATTACAATTAATAGCGGTCAAATTGGCGGCTTAGGGGTTGTTACGTTCTCATGAGTTTAGATTTTAACCCTCGCGATAAAAACACCCAAGCAGATATGCTGGCTAGGCATATGCCCGAAGGTCAAGTTTGGGAGAATAAGTTTAATACTGATAGCAACTTAGGAAAGTTAATATTAGGGCTTTCTTGCGAATATTTAAGGCTATCATATTTAATTGAAAATGTTGTAAATGAAATAGACATTAAAAAAACAAATAACTTAATTAACGAATGGCAAGAAAGCGTTGGTATTCCTGATAGTTGTATTGATGGTGAAGGAAGCTTGGAAGAAAAAAGGCAAGATGTTATTCTGAAAATTAATAGCTACGGTGGCATTCAAACCGCTCAAGATTTTGTTGATCTAGCTGAATTGCTAGGTTTTACTGCGGTTGTGTCAAATGGTGTTAAGCATGGGATATTCCCCCTTGCTTTTCCAATACGTTTTTTTGACAGCAGGAAAACAGCCGTGCATACTATATTAGTAGATTTAGAAGAGGTTAGAGAGGTTTTCCCGATTACCTTCCCGATACCTTTTACATCAAACGTAACTGGTTTAATTCAATGCTTATTTAAAAAGCTAGTACCAGCAAATTGTCAAGTCATTTTTAGATATGGAGTTATATAGTAAATGAGAGATTATGCAACAAAAGCCGATAATGTTGACGCATTATCCGCATCGGAATTTAATTCCTATATCCAAGAGAGTGAAAATGCGGTTACTAATTCAGATATTACATTAGACCCATCTGGTTCTGATGCCAATTTAGAAATGCTATCAGAGGCAATCACAAGGGCATCCCAAGGGGGGCAATCGTATATTGATAGTGGCGCGGCAGATGCCTATGTTTTGACTGCTATTGGCGCTTACAAACAACCTAGCGAGTATGTTGACGGAATGACGGTATTATTCCAAGCTGGTAATACAAATACTGGGGCTTCCACCATTAACGTATCATCTATCGGAGTTGCTGACCTAAAGGATAGTAGTGGCTCAGATTTAAGCGCGGGTGATGTTGAATTGGGTAATTATTATTTAGCTCAGTATAATTTAGCTAATACTGAGTTTAGAATTATTTTAAGTCAATCGGTGTCTACACCATCTTTGGGAATTGGGCAAACTATAACAGATGTTACGGCGTCAAGGTCAAGTGGCGTGACTTATACAAACACGACAGGACAGCCAATCTTTGTATTTATACAAAGGGGAAGTGGCGGGACTGACACGAATTTGTTAGTGGATGGCGTTAATCATATCGGGCCAACAATAGCTGGTCAAACAACTATTTCATTAGTTATTCCTGATGGCTCAACATATTCGTACGCAACACCAGTAGCGCCGTCCAAATGGATTGAATTAAGGTAAGGGAAAAAAGAATGAGATTTTACAAAAATTCAGATAATAAAATTTTTGCTTACGATGATGATATTAAGTCTACTCAGTTAGATAAGCTTGTTGAAGACAATGGGTTAGTTGAAGTTACTGATGCCGAAGTTAGTAAAATTCAAAGTAGTATCGAAGCAAGCAATGTAGCGGACGCGCTAAGTAGTTTAAGAGATGAGAAAGCAATTAATTACCCATACAAGGGCATTGTAATGAGATTAAGTGACGGAGCGCGTACAGACTTAACCGCCGTGTATAGTGTTGTAGCGATTAATCAGGCTATACCAGATGATATGGTAATGATGAATTGGCAAGAAGATGGCTATGATAACTTACCGATAACGGCGGGGGATTTTAGGGCGGATGGTTTAAAGTTTATGCAACATCGTCAAGATTGCTTTACGGCGGCCAAGATCGTAACTCAAAAACATAAAGAAACTCCTTTCAAATCACTTATCGATTTAGAAAAGGCCTTTGATGAAGCATATTCAAGTATTTGATGCCCCTCAACCAGATGTTAGGCCTTACAGCGAATCAGGGAAAAACCGTTATAGACTAAATGAGGATTATGTTTTTATCCTTAAGCTTGATGACGGCGAGTGCGTAGGTTTTGAAATACCTAGCGGATCAATGTATGATGGGGCTAGTGTACCTAGATTTTTTATGTGGTTAACTGGATTTGAAAGGGACGGTATACATAGGGCGGCGGCCTTAATACACGATTTTATGTATAAAAAAGCAGGTCGAATTATTGATGTTAACGGTAATCCTTTTTACTATTCACGATTTAATTCTGACAGGGTTTTTCTAAGCGCCATGGAGCATCATGGTATTAAATCATGGCATGGACGATTGGCTTATTTAGCAGTTCGTGGTGTTGGTTGGATTTATTCACGATTTTAAAGGATTGAATTATGATTGTAGAATTATTTTTGCTTTTCATTGGCTCATTTATGTGGTTCGGTATCATCGGCGCGTTATCGGGCAACTCATTGCCACCGCCCTTTCAAATAAAGGCAAAATGGGCTGGGCAAGTTCCAGAGATTTTATTCGCATTATCTATTGCGGGTGCGTGGACATATATAAGAAATATAGACGGCGGATTAACAGCTTGGGTTAACATCCACGATTTTATTCGTGACGCTGTTCTTGTATATTTTGGAAAGCAAGCCGCTACTTGGGCAATGCTTTCAAGCGTGATGATATTCGGATACCAACGTGACGATAACGGCGATGGTGTTGTTAACTATTCGGACGGACGTAAATCTAAAATAAAGAACATTGCTGATGATTTGGCGGAAGCGGTTAATGTTCCTATCACAGATCCGCGCTATGGCGCTGTATGGGCTTTCCTTAAGGGTGTTTTAATGACATTCCCTATTGGTTTTGGTATCATTGGGGGTGTCTTTCATGCGTTGGGTCATTGGGGTGTTATTAAGACGCTTTATAATAAGGATGGTACTGGCAAGGTTAAGTACCCAAATGCCTATAAGGAGTGGGTTGGCACAGGCTTGTGCGGTGCGGGAACGATGACAATCGCATATGGATTGGTTTTAATTTTTTAATAAAGGTTGATTGAGTTAGGCTTGAAATATCCGCTCAAATATTTAAATGATATTTTATTTAGCATATATTCTTAGCATCGCTCTTCATTTAATTGCCTTTTATTGGGGAATTAAAACGTTGTACATTGGCGATAATTATTTCAATCAAACATGCATTAAAGACTTCTTTTCCTCTTACAGAGAGAGAAAGCACGTTGCTACCGTATTTGGGACAATAGGGAATATGTTTTTCATTCTTGCGAAAATCCCATATTTAGTATTATTCGGGGGTCATAGTACAGGCGCTATTGAGGGTATCTTTACGGTTGGTCATGTTACTGTTGCGGCGGCTTTGGCTATTTACCATTACAACGCCCTAGATTTAGTCAAGAAAGAATTAGTATGAAGCATTTAATTGATGATGCGGTATTAAGTGCTTTCACAGCTATTTTAATATGCGTCACTATTTTTGGAGGTATCAAGGTTATTTTAACCGAAGGCGAGGATAGATCATTTAAACGGACTATGGTTGTGTTCTTTATCGCCGTGCCTGTCGGCCTTCTCAGTGGTATGGTTGCCTTTGAGTGGGGCGCTGGACAATTCACATCATGCGGTATTGCATCTGTGGCAACTCTCCTCTCAGAGCAAATTGTAATAACGATAGTCACAAGTAAGATTGATTTTTCAGGGTATATTCACAAAGCTATTGAAAATCTTATTGAGAAATTCACAAAATAATATGATTAAAATTATAAAAAGGATAATAGGAATGCTTTGGAATAATAAAAAGCTAAAAGACCCACTGCCAGCAAAGCTGAAAAAATCAGGCATTGACCGTGAGGTATTCTATGATGAAATACGCACTATGTTTGGTAAATTAACGCAAAAGCAAGTTGACGGTATGGATGGTATATTTGATGCCATTGAAGAAAACAATGTAACATCAATTAGGCACATGGCTTATATTTTTGCCACGTCCTACCATGAAACAGCAAAGCGTATGTATGCGGTGCGTGAAGGTCTTGCAACAAGTGATGCAAGTGCAAGGCGTATTGTCTCTAAAATGGGCTACAGATATGCAAGGCCAGATGCAACAAGTGACAGAAAAGATAATCTAAAAAAGACAGGACATGTTTACTATGGTCGTGGCCATGTTCAGCTTACATGGGCTGATAATTATTTAAAAGTAGGGCGTATTATCGGACAGCCATTACATGCAAATCCTGACTTAGCATTAGATGATAAAATATCTGCTCAAATCCTTGTTGTTGGGATGATGAAAGGCTTATATACAGGAAAATCATTAGGTAAGTATTTCAACGCCAATACCAATGACCCTGTGGGCGCAAGGCGTATTGTCAACGGTATTGATAAAAAACACTTGATTGCGGACTACCATAATAAGTTTTTAGTTGCTCTAGACAAGGCCGATTAATGACACAAATAATATGGATATTCATTAAATCAAACTGGAAGCCCATAATTGGCATATTTTCCGTTTTAAGCCTTCTCTGGGCGTTTTCTTTATATCGTAGTGCATTGATACAAAAAGGTTACGATAAGCGCACCAGTGAGTACGAGGATCAGATTAAACAGCATAATGAAGAATCCAGTAAGAGGAACAACAAAATAGAGGGCAATTATGAGAGAGTTATTACAAAAATCATCAAGGATACTTCTGGTTGCGTGTCTGACAATGACCGCTCTACTGGTAAGTGGTTGCGCGAAAACTATAAGAATTATAGCGAATGATCCTACAGAGCAATGTAGACAATGCCCGCCACCTGCCGATAACGATAAAGAAATAAATGAGTATAAAATATGCCAAGCTAAACAGATCGATAAGTGCCGTGTTCTTTTAGGGCATGATCCACAATACGATTGGCCTTCATAACGTTAACACACGATAAAGGATTTAGTTTTCCCAAGCATTAAATCTGTAATGCCCCATACCATGGCGTCAAGCCTATCTGGTGACTTCTTGCTATTCATAGGTACATATTCACACATTTCAGTTTCAAGGTCTTCTAATCCTTCGAAGTGACGTATTTTGTGTTGCTCATATAATGCCGCTACTGGCTCAGCCCTTGCAAACTTACCTTTAGACGCATGGACTTTAACTACTTTAATATTGGGGTCTATGTTTTTAATGATAGTTTCCACCATATCCCCTCCTTGGTTAACCTCAGCCACAATATAGGCGGCTTGGTGCTTATGATATAAATTAACAGCTCTATTCGCCCATTCATTAGGGCTAAATTTACCGCTTGCATCCTCGATAACAGCGCCATCATTATTGACATCTAATCCGCAAGCTACAATACCAGTTAAGTCGCTTTCTTCATGTTGCGTGATGGCGGGATCAATAGAAATAATAACTTTTTTCAATTCTCTTTCTGGTGATGATTTAGATTTTACAATCATATCAAAATTCCATAAAGCCCCCTCAATATCGTCTTGAAACTCACCTTCCAAAAAACGCTTTCTCTGCCGTTCTGGTAAGCTTTCTAATAGTTTTAAATATTCGTCTGGCAGATTGTCTATATTATCGGCGGGGTTCATTAAAAGAGAAGCGTATCCATCAATATTGGCAATCGGTTCGCCATCTGGTGTCTCACCCTTTTTAAAAACTGTGTAAGTCCAATGCTTTCGGCTTGTTGGGTTGCAATCGTACATAGCCAATAGTTTCAGTCCGCTATTTTCTGCCAATCGAGACATAACGGTGTTTCTAACATCCCATGATATTTGAGTACATTCGTTTAATTTAATGGTAGAGTATTCGTTACCAAGAATTTTATCTGTACGTTCCTTATCGTCAAATCCACCGAACCATATTTCACTACCATTAGGAAGCTTAACAAACCAATCTGATTTGTTTAATTCATATTGAAGGTTAGGAAAAGCCAATTCCATGACTTTAGGGAGTGTATCAAATACTATGGACTGTTTTACGTGATTAAACCTAAAACGCCCTATAAGATGCCTTGATTTGACCTTGCAAGCCCTTATGATAATGTTTCTTAAATCTATGGCTGTTTTGCCAGACCTACTGCCACCATATAACATAACATGAGTATACTCATTATGAAGCTTTGTTGCTTCAATTTGCTTCGGCGTTTTTATAAATTTAGGTTTTTCTTGATTTTTCATACACTTGCTTATAGGGTTGTATTCACATTATAGTTTATTAAATATTTACTGTTCAAATTAGAAAAGGGAATTAAATGGCTAAGAATTACACAGAAAAAGAAAGAAAAGAATTAGCTGAACATTTCATTAACAGTGGACTATCTCAAAGAGCGTACGGAAAAAAATATAAAATATGCACCGAAACCATAAGAAGGGCGTTATCTTGGGTTAATAATGAAAAATCAAATGTAAGCGAAGAAGTAAAAGACGATAGACCAATATCGGGCGGATATATAACCCCGCCAAATATCAAAAGAGATGAATTAAAAGGTAGTCGATTTGTATTTACATGCGCTCAAAACAATACAGATATCCATGAAGGTTTTTTTGAAAACATTAAAACTTTTTGCGATACCAATAACGCTAAACTAATCATTGGAAAATGTCGTTATAATAAAAACGGTTTTCAAAACGCAACAAAAGAAAATGATGATGATTTATGGTACGATCCTAAAGTCATGCCGCATATAATAGATAGACCTGTAAATATTGCAAAAGCAAAACATGGGTTAATATGGTGCGGCGAATTAGATATTACACCAACGGCGGTAAACCCCATGAGTGGATTTGATGGGTATACTGGCATGGCTTCAAGCGTTATACCTCATAATAAAGTTCAATTGCAATCCGTCCCTGTATTAAAGGGTGAGCGCGTTAAAATGATGTATACAACTGGATCAATAACTAAGCGAAACTATATACAAAGAAAAGCGGGTCAAAAGGCAGAGCATCACCATGTATTCGGCGCATTGTACGTTGAAATTGATAGTAACGGTGATTATTTTGCAAGGCAATTAATAGCCAATAGCGAAGACGGTAGCTTTTATGATTTGGATAGGTTTTATTCAAATGGGTCAGTGTCCAATTCCGATGGTGTCGACGCCGTTACATGGGGTGATATACATAGTGAAATGCTGGACGAAGAAGTAGCTCAAGGCTCATGGCGAGATCAAAACTCCATACTAGACATTCTAAAACCAAAATATCAATTTGTACATGACTTAACAGATTTTAGCGCAAGAAACCACCATAACATTAAGAACCCTCATTTTTTGGCTAAAAGATATTTTGAGAATAAATCAAATGTTGAATATGGCATGAAGCAATCGGCTGATGTTCTTAAGGAATTAGAAAGGCCTTCAAGTAAAATAGTCGTTGTTGAAAGCAACCATGACCAAGCGTTTAAGAGGTGGCTTGCCGAAGCTGACATTAGGCAAGACCCAGAAAATGCAGAATATTATCATATCTCAAATGCTGAAATATTTAAGAATATCAGATTAGGAAAAGAATTTAATGTTTTTGAGTGGGCTGTAAGGCGTTTTGGAGATATGGATAATGTGGTGTTTTTAAATGAGGATGACAGCTTTATTGTAAATGGCATTGAAAATGCTATTCATGGCCATAGGGGTAGTAACGGCGCTAGGGGAGGTGCGAATGGCTTCAAGAAACTAAGTCGAAGGGTTAATGTAGCTCATTCTCACACAGCCATGATTATAGATGGTGTATATGTTGCAGGAATAAGTTGTAAATTGGATATGGGGTACAATAAGGGGGCTAGTAGTTGGTCACACAGTCATATTATCACACATAAAAACGGTAAGAGACAATTAATAACGATGGTTGGTAGTAAATGGCGAGCCTAAAAACGCTTTTCATATTCGTCACAACATGATCCACATTGAATAGTGCAATAAAAGTCCTCAATAGGTATTTTTTTAATTGTCTTTTCATCCCAGTTACGGCAAATGCAAATTATCATTATTCTTCCATCTCCGTTTTTATGGCGTCTTTCAAAACGTCAATAATTCCTATTATTGTGTAGTAATCCATATTCTCAGCATTGGCGTCTATCACGTCAATGAGCATATTCAATAAATCATTTGATTGAATTGTATCGTTTATATGAATTTTTAAAATTTTATTCATAGCCTATATTAATATTATACGCTATGAATTTTCAATTTAATCTTTCACGACTTCGCATCTTTGAGCGTATGTTTTCGCGCTCCACACGTCACAACGCCCAAAAGCATCACGATATACAAAATCACCCACGTAGGCCTTATGGCTATCGCGCTTATCGCCGAAGTCGCAATATTGAACTTTAGCCTTCGGATACTCAAAGGCCTTACCGTCCCTAATCATGCCCAAAAACCATTCTGGCTTTTCTCCATATGGGTCATAAGTAAATCCTTCTAGTGTCCATCCCTTTGTTCTATATTTCATTTTTTCTCCAATTCGTTTATAATATCTGTTATTTTCTTAACATTATGGTTTATTTTATGCATTGCATTCAACATTTCCATTTTAATGTTTTGTAAATCCTCTAATGCATTACCATCTTTAAATTCGATCATTTCAACTTTCTTTCACTTAATGTCTTTAATAATTTTTCGGTCTCTCTAGATGTTAAAATATCGTGTTCAAAATCATCATTAACGTAACAGTCATTTGTAAACTCTACAATAAATGGTTTTGGTTTCGGGTATGGCATAAAGTTAATAACCGATCTTTTATCCAATAAATACCCAAATAAAAACGCGCTTAATATCAAGCTTACAAAAATTAAATCTTTAGTCATTATTGCATCCAAAAAAGTTATATTTATTGTAAATGCGCCTAATAACGTATGACCTAAAAATAGATATAATTGTAAAGACAACACTAATCAACAATCCATCTTTAAATGTCACCATGTAGCCAAACGCTGGCAATACAACAATGTTAGCAATAAATCCGAATGAAATGCCAATAAGTACATTCGTTACGCTTTCAGACAAGCTTCCTAACTTGCTTTGTTTAATTGATAATTTGGTCATTTCTTCCTTGTCCTTTCCATCCATTTCTTAAGCCTCTTTTCAGTAACCTCGAACATAAAGAAATGTTTTTTCTTTGTAATAATGGAAGAGCAATCTTCACAAATCATTTTAATGTTTTTCGTGGTACACATTTCCGTAGTGTTGGCTAAATTCTTTTTTACTTTACCGCAATAGTCACAGCTCATTAGTCCCTCCTATAAATGCACGTACTTTATCAGCTAACTCTCCGCCCTTATAATAACTAAATTCAATAGCTAATAACTCTAGCTCATTTAACACATCTAAAACTTCTTCCCTACCAATATCCCTTCGTACATAAGCTGTTGTTTTGTTGTCATGTACTCCATACCAACCATAGCTAACTTCAATTACATTGGGCATAAAATCTTTACTCATCCCCACATCCTATAATGTTAATGATGTCTTGGATTGATTGGTTGTGACGTTCTCTGTATTCAATGACGCTTCTATCAAAACCGCAAGTTGCATCAACCTTCATACCCTCAAGACGTTCAATCAGTTGCGCGGTGTTGGTATATTTGACGCATTGTTTGTTGAAGACAGAAAACCAATCATATGGCTCGCCGTGTATAGTTTTTTCAGCCCATATATCCCTTGGCATATCTGTTGTTTTATCGACCATCCCTATTCCCCTTCTTTCGGTGGTTGGGGTAATGGCATCCAATGGGTAATTATTGCGTCTTGATTTAAGCAAGAATGTATATGCCATAAATCTTCATCAAAATGTCCTGTACTTGCTCCGTATTTTTCAGTTAAAAGTAATAATCTAGTCCCATCCTTCGGCGCACTTGAAATATCCCTCCACTTCGGATCTGCGTTGGTTAGGGCGGTTTTAATCAACTTAAAATCATCATCATTATATAAATCAGCATCGCCGTTATCTTCCATGTAACAAACCAATGTTTCAGTCATTCTCTTCAAAGCCTCAAGCGCATCGTTTTTGTTGTTAGTCATTTTTAACCCTTGTTTGTTTATAGCATTTATCGCAGTTCCTGACGGAAAACTTTTCAATCTCACCAAACCGTTGGTACCCCAATCTTCCCTTTAAACATTTTGGACAATAATCCCACATTTGAAAATTGTATTTCCAAAACATTACTAATCTTGCCAACTTAAACATCACTCATTCCCTTTCTCTAATTCTAAAATATCCAATAGTTCTTTAACCCACTTTTCAGCCATTTCGCTGGCAAAGTTGTTTGATGGATTATCCCCTTCTTTAATCATAGAGAACCATTGCTCGGCAGGACTTGATGCGTCTCGGATATTAAGTTTTTTACTTAGCCCCTTCTCAAGAGTTCCACATAAGCAACAACATTCGCCTTCATAACAAGAGCCATCAATTCGGCCTTCTTGAATTGATTTCAATAGGTTTGCAATTTCATCTTTGGCATAAAGGCATACCGACCATACATCATGTTTAAATTGTCGAAGGTCTGCACCACGAAGGTCTGCACCACGAAGGTATGCATCACGAAGGACGAAGGTCTGCACCACGAAGGTATGCATCACTAAGGTATGCACCACGAAGGTTTGCACCACGAAGGTATGCACCATTTTTAATGCCCCATCTAACAGCAAGCCCTAACTTTATTGATACCAACTCATCTTTATTGCAATCAATTTTTGCTGTAAATTGAACCTTGCCTGTAAATCTATTTTTAACTTCATATTCAATCATTTTATTTATCTTTCTCTGGTTGTGTTAAATCTTCGCGGACGTATTTGGTTAAAGGCTCGTCAATTCTTCCAAAAATATCTGGGTCAAGATATGTTGTGTACCCTTTAGTCAACCAAATCACATCAGGCATCCCCTCCGTTGCTTCCCTTAAACAATCCTGTTCCTGTTCTGCCTCTGCTTTAACGCCATCTAGTGAGGGGAAGTTTACCTCCGTTGCTTCGGGCTTTGCTTTGGGGGTTAGGTATCCTTGTTCTAATTTTTTAACAAAATTTTCAGCATCTTTTTTTGAAATACTGCCTATTGGTATTAGATTGGTTGTCGAGTGATAGTTCCATCTAAAACTTACTCCATATTCACCTATAGTTGGGTCTCCCGATTGAGTGTAAGGCTTCTTGTGAATTTGTTCCCATTCTTTTACGGACACTTCTTTAATTCTCATATTAACAAAAGCACCCAAGAAATTTTTGTCTACTGATAACTGTTTCTCAACATCCACCTCTTGCCCGTTTTGGGCTTGCTCTAGGGCTGATAAAATATCTGGCATAACTTGTTCAAAATTTGCACCATCAAAAACCCTTGGCTGGCTGTCTATATTTCTTTTGATTTCCATCGCTTCATGCCGTTTGCCTTGAATGGCCAACCGCGCGGCTTTTTGCAATGCGATAGTGTTTTTCTTTTGCTGTTCAATGTTTTCTAACCATCTTTGACAAACTTCCAAAGCCTTCTTATAATCTTGTGTCATTTACTTTCTCCTAGTGCTTGTTTTGCTATATTTCTCATCGTGTTTGCGTTTACGTGTATTGCACCTGTGCGCTTCATTTTTGATATTTTGATTAAAGCTCCCCTCAACCTCTCATTCTCTGCCAGCATTTCTTCTCTGGCTTGGCGGGAGTTATACATCATCTCCTCCATATCAGTGAAGCATTTACGCTCCCATGCTTTTAAATTTTCATCCTTAACTACCTCGACAAGATTTTCTAATTGTTCTTTATTGGTCATTTTTTCCCCTATGTTTATCTATCCAATAAAACAAATATAAACACATTAAATAAGATGTCAATAGCTATTTAATAAAAAACCCCTAGAAGATTAAATCAACTAGGGGCTTCCAGCGCTACTGGCAAGAAAATAATGACAAAAACTAACCGTGCGCTGTATTCTTAAATATCGTTACATATTAATACTCTTTATTGCATCATCTGTCAATCTTTTATAGTAAATATAACCAGATATTGCATCATTAAAATCAATTATTAATCCTAACTTAATATCTATTACTTCACTTGTTAAATCTTTAACGTTATTCTTTAAAGTAAAATCGTAAATCATAGCTTTCTCCTTTTTTGTAAAAGCTATGATTACACTATTTAAGTTAATTATTGGTTAATTACACCCTCAAAGGCATAACAACATTAATGAAATTATCGTCATTTTCAGACTTCATTAAAATAGCCGTATCGCTATCATTGATATGAATAACCGTATTCTTATCTAATGCCATCAAAGCATCAATGATATATTTAACATTAAATCCAATTTTTAAATTCAATCCATCACTAACACAACTTAATTCATCGCTAGCCGTATCGCCGCCATTAGCGGACATGATAGATAAAATATCATTTTGAATATGCAACTTAACAGAATTAGAGTTTTTATCCAAAACAGAACTTACACGATTAATACATGATAAAAAATCAAGGGTATTCAAATTAACCGTATTAACATTATTCGCTGGAATAATACGCTCATAATCAGGAAACTTGCCATCAATAAGCTTAGTAATTAATACACCGCCATCGCTAAACTCAAATTTAATTTTACCTTCACCAACAAAGACATTAACATCGCCAATAACACTATCAATAATCTTAGACACAACATTGCAAGCTTTTGTTGGAATAATAATATTATCTAATGCGTCAATCTCGACATTAACAGACGACACTGCCAATCTATGACCATCAGTTGCAACGGCTTTTAATTCACCATTGCCACCATGCCAGCAAATACCATTAAGATAATACCTTGTTTCTTCCACCGAACTTGCATACTTAACCTTATTAATTAAGCTATTCAAATTATCCTTAGACAGTTTAAATTCTGTATTATATCCGCCCGTATCAATAACAGGAAAACCATCAGTTTCCAATACGCCAATATTAAACTTGCTACGCCCTGATTTAATATTTAAGATTAAGTTTTCCTTTAATTCAAATTCAATCTTATTGTCTTTACTTAACCGCTTAATAATATCATGGAACATATAAGCGTTTACAGTGGTTTTACCGTTTACTTCGCTTTGACATTCAACAACATCTGACACCTCTAATACCATATCAGACGCGGTTAATTTAAGCTTATTGTCATTAACATCAATCATAATGTTTGATAGAATAGCTAATGTTGTGTTTTTCTCTGCAACTCCAGATATTTTGTTTAATCCAGTTAGTAATTCTTCTTTTTCAATTGTAAATTTCATTTTTTGTTTTCCTTTTGTTTTATATTAGTTTTTTTGTTTTGTTTTTGGCTTGTTCTAAGTTTTTAACGCATTGACTAAAATAAGATGATTTCAATTCAATTCCTACGCCCTTACGCCCTAATTCAACCGCGCCATAAACCTCGCTACCAATTCCTAAAAATGGCGTGAATACGACATCATCTGGATTTGACCATAAGTGAATGCAACGCTCAATAACATCTAATTGCAATGGCGATATATGTTGTTCATCTTTTTCATCTTTTGCACCACGATATTGTAAAGTTCTTGATTGCTTAATATCCATCCAAACAGGGCTGGCATATCTTTGCCAAACTTCGATAGAATGCCATTTCTTAGCATCTTCTTCATTCATTCGGCTAAGTTTATTCTCAATAGGTTCTGGCGCAAGACCTTCCCCAATATAGTATTCAAACCTTGCGTTTTTCTCACATTTAACAGGTTCTTTATTTTCTTCTGGCTTTCTAAACGTGACAATATAGTCCGCTAATCCTTGACCGCTAATAGTGCTATCTTTGCAAACTTGGTTATGAAGCAACCTAATTGACTTGGTTCTTTGCTGTGCCACTACTGGGTCTTTCCAAATACATACTTCACTAGAAAAAATCCATCCTTTGTCTTGAAACAATCTAATCACCTCACCCCTAAAATCACGCATGCCAATATGACCGTCACGAGTTTTAGAAGTCGGCAATTGCATACAATGCACACTCGCAAGTCTTCCATTCTTAGTAATTCTTAAAAGTTCTTCTACGATAAAGCCATAATGCTTATAAAAATCATCACCACTAGAATTAGATACGTCCCTATCCGAATTAGAAAATTTATACAAACCTTCAAATGGCGGGGAATGTATTGAATACCCGATACTTTCATCTGGCATAGTTGGCATTATCTCGCAACTGTCCCCTTCATAAATTGCGTATTCGTCCGTAATAACTTTGTTAATCGCTTTTATTTCATCCATTGTGGTATCTCCATTTTTTCTTGTGGTTTATAATTGGTAGTGTCTCTTATTGCGCCCCTAATGTTTTCAGCATTTAAGTCCGCCATATGTTTGACCATCATAGCCATCATTTTATCAGCTTGCAATTCTTTTCTTTTTAAATTTGAAACAACAGCCCCTTCAATTTCACTTGCAATAAAGTGAGCATAAACTTCGTTATTTTGTCCAAACCTCCAAAACCTTCTAATAGCTTGATAAACTTGCTCAAAACTATCGTTTAATCCAACAAAAGCAGTATTTGAGCAATGCTGAAAATTTAATCCAAATCCGCATATAGAAGGCTTACTTATTAAAACTTTAAATTCGCCATTTTGAAAACTCTCTAAAACATCCTCTTTATCTTTATCCTTCATTGAGCCTGTTACTTGTTTTGAATTAGGTATTAACTTATTCAATAAATCACTTTCATCGTTTAAATTGCACCATACAACCCAATAATCATTTTTCTTTTCAGATACTATTTGAGCGGCCTTTTCGCATCTTTCATTATATGTTGCACGTCTAGCCTTTAATCGCTCCCCTAACCCCCTAGCTTCAACAGGAAATAACATACCAGTATCAATATTGGATTTATATTCGACATCAACAGTATGTTGCATTTGATGCAATTTAGGTAAATCATAATCATCACCATTAAAACCTAAATCACGTGGATTTTGAAGCATTACAGACCAACTGGCCATCCACTCCCAAAACTTATCTTCTGCATGCCCTTTTAATCGCCAATCTTGCGTTTTGGCGGCATCATGAACAAAGAAAGTTGATAGCATATCGGTATATGACATTATGCCAGTAAATTCTGCATGATTACCCAATTCCATATAATCGTTAGGGCTTGGAGTTGCAGTCGCTGGTAACTTATAAGGAATATGTTTACATTCATTAATAAGCTTATTTCTGAATTTTCCAGTTTGATTCTTTAATATTGAACTTTCATCCAAAATAACACCGTTGTATTTACTCATATCAAAATGTTCTAATTTCTGATAATTTGTTATTTGTATAGGGCAATTACTTTCTTCTGAATCGCTAACTTGAACCGCATCAATACCGAATTTTTTAGCTTCTCGCACCATTTGAGCCGCAATAGCTAATGGTGTAAATATAATTGTTTTTTCTTTTTCATGCTCATAAAGTGCATTTGCCCATGACAATTCCATCAAAGACTTGCCTAGCCCAGTGCCAGCAAATAAAGCAGATTTGCCACGGTTTAAAGACCAATTAACAATTGAACGTTGAAAATCAAATAAATTATCGTTTAATGATGTTGGATTAAATCCACTAGCAGGGATACCGCTATCCTTACCCTTCAAAAATTCTTCATAACTTGTCATTTTTCTAAACTCCTAATTCTTCTTTTATTTGGTCAATTCGTGACGCTAAACCACATTGATTATATTTACGCAAAAACATAGCAACATCATCAAACGTGGCGCGTTTTTCAGGGTCACGCATTAATGGTATATTGTCATCTCTTGAATTAATTTCTTCAATTAAAATTTTAGTTGGCGTGTTTTCCAAAACATCATCGACATCAACATCAACATCGACATTTACAGTAACATAACTCATTATTTCATCTTTCTTTTATTAATCTTTTATAATTTATAAACTAATTATTTTATTAGTTAATAGCTATTTTCATTTTATTTCAATTTCTTTTTTCGCCACTACATTAATCCAATAATCACCATATTGTTTAAATTTCTTAATTGCCACGTCATCATTAGTATATCCATAGCGCGATATAAACGCCTTAGCTTCTTCTAACGCAGTATCGTCACTAGCGAATAAAACAGTCCCTGCTTTTACCTTATAAGTCATTAAAACGGTATCTCGTATTCTTCTTCAATTAATTCAGCTTCATTACTGTCAACAATTTCACTTTCACCATTTATAAAATCAAATTCAACACCAATAATCTTATCGAATTGACCTTCTTTTTTAACTATTACAAATTCTGGTTCTGGATAACCAAACTCAATAGCATCGTCAACCGTTTCTGGCATATCAGAAAACTCATCTCTTTTCTTGTGCCATTCCTTAGCCTTGCCTAGCGCAAATCCAGTATGCTCAAAACACACCCATTCTTTAAACACACCATCCATAGTGACATATTCAACACGCATAGTCGGCTTAGGCTCAATAAAGCCTTCTTTTTCTCTATCCTCTTTTTTAACCTTCTTATTATGCTTCACATAGTTTACACCCATAACCCTATACAGTTCTGGTTCAATATCAACACTCACCACGGCTTTTTTACTTGCGCTATTTTCCAAGCTTGCATCTAAGAAACTATAACTACACTCATAGCAATATTTTTGCCCTGCGTTACATGTAGCACCGCATGAGGGGCATGTTTTTGTTATTGCGTCACCCTTTACATCATTCTCACTTTCGCCCTTGTAAACCTTTCTAATCTCCACTTGGTCAATACAACCCAAAGCATCAACAACTCCGCCAAAATCCAATACCATGCAATCGGGTTTAATTCCATTAGCGATAGCGTCAAGCCTTCCTTGCTTAGTTGATAAGTCATAGCCATCAGCGTAAACCGTCCTGACTCCTCTGCCTACGCATTGAATATAGAGAACTGGCGATTTTAAAGGACGCATAAATACAATCATATCTATTAAAGGGCAATCATAACCAGTGGTTAAAACAGCAATATTTATTAAGTATTTATAAACTCCTGCTTCAAAATCTTTTAATATTTTATCTCTATTGTCTGTTTCTCCACTTAACGCAACTGCAGTTTCACCACGCGCCAACAATTCATCTCTAATATGATTTGCATGATCAACACCTGCCGCAAATATAAGACATTTTTTTCTATTAACAGCATGTTTAATAATGCCATCAACGCATGTTTTAGTAATGTCGTCTTTATCAATAGCCTTTTGAACTTGGCTTTCAATATATTCGCCATTGCGCGTACCTATGCCAGTAACATCCATTAAGTAATCGGCTTTTGGCGTAAATGGTTTAGTCCAATATCCTTGTTCAATCATATATGACATAGGTATTTCATACGCTACATCATCGAATAAACGCCCTTCGCCTTCGTCAAGCCTTCCTGTGTCAGACCTAAACGGCGTGCCTGTAAAACCAATTATTTTACAATTAGGATTAATAGCTAATACGCTATCAATGAATTTTCTGTAAGTTGTTTGGTCTTTGTGACTTATTAAGTGACATTCGTCAATCAAGATAATGTCAGGACATCTATTAAACCTATTAATTTTATTATGTACGCTTTGAATAGATGCAAATGTAATATCATTATATAGCTTCTTTTCACCTAATGACGCGCAATAAAACCCAAAGTCAGACAATGGATACTGACTATATAATTCTTCTGCCCCTTGTTGTAATAATTCTTTAACGTGCGTTAAAACTAATATTCTTGTTCTTGCATATCGCTCATGGACTTGGCGCATAAATTCAGCCATCAGGAGAGTCTTGCCGCCAGCCACTGGCACTACTACAAGTGGATTTTTACCCTTGTTTTTCTCATCAAACAAGTAATTCCACAATGAAGTTAGGCAAGCATCTTGATAATCGCGAAGTGTTTTCATTAGTATAATTTCTCAAATATTTTTGTAGTGACCACAGGCGAAACGGTATTACCCATTTGCTTATATGCCTGATTATCGGATAAATGAGATACCCAGTCATCTGGAAAACCATGCAACCTGCAACATTCAATAGGCGTTAATTCTCTCACATCATTATTAATAAAAATGCCGTGCCTATCTTGTGTAGTAAGCGTAAAGCATGATTCTGTCGATAAGCCACTTCCATTTTGCCTTTTGTTTTCAAATCTTCTTGGAGTAATAACCCAAGTGTAATCAGCGCCTAATCGAGATTTTGCGTTTCTGGTTGTAAGGCAATTGCTAAATTCTTGGAACGTGCCTTCACTCTTTTTATAACACAATTTTTCTGATGGGATGATAGGAAATACTTTTTGTCTACTTTTTCCTCTAATATGTCCGATAAAATATACTCGCTCTCTGTTTTGGGGTAAAAACCATCTAGTATTAAGCAATTGCCATTCGCAGTCATATAGCCCAATGTCGGCAATTTCTCGCAATACATCTGTAAAGGTTTTTCCTTCGTTATGACTAAAAAGTCCTTTGACGTTTTCAAAGATAAAAACTTCGGGTTTAAGTTCCCTAATAAGCCTTGTTGCTTCATAAAAAAGACCGCTTCGGCTGCCTTTAAGTCCTGCCCCTTTACCAGCAACCGAAACGTCTTGGCAAGGGAATCCGAAAGTAATGAGGTTGATTTTATGTCCGTTAATTTTTCCTTGAATAGGTTTAATTGATTTAATGTCATTCAATGCCTCGCTTTGTTGGAATTTTAATTTATATGTTATGTTAGCGTATTTGTCTATATCGCTATGAGCTTCATAACCGATATTAGCGCCCGCCTTTTCAAGCCCATACCTAAATCCACCACATCCAGAAAATAAATCTAAATAATTTATAGATAATTTATTATCCATGACATATCTCCCTATAATCGCAAAATTTACACTTCCAAAAGTCTTTATTTTCACTCAATCTCAATGGTTCTGACTTGGCTTCAATAATCTTTTTTGCCCTATCAATGTAATACAAAGCTACTTCCTTTTTATATTCAGTACGGCATGATTTATAATCACGACCGCCACCTAAGCTAACAGTTAAGTAATGCCTAGTTAATCCAAAATAATGCATATATAATTGAGCCTGAACATAATAAATCATGCTCCAATTTTCTAGCGCGTCCTTTTCGCCATAAGCCGCCAAGCATTTAATAAATTCATTATATTTTTTATGCTCGCATGATTTATGCTCCCATACGTGGGGATTTGAGGGGGATTGCAATAGCCCCTCAATAACACCATCACAATGCCCCCTAAATTTTCCATCTAAGTCAGAAAATCCGTATTGATAGCCATCAGGCTTATGCGTGTGAAGTTTTATACCTTCAATCATACGTAAACGCTCGGCTGTTAAATCCTCGGTTCTATGACCATCATCAAACATCATTAATGTTCTGGCTTTAAATGGTTTTCTAGGGTAATTATGATAGCCATAGTAAACAGCCCTAGCGCAATCATGCCCTATGCTAGACGCACCAAGGTATTCTCTTTGTTTTTCGTCTTTTTGCTTATTCTCTATGGCTTCATACATAGCCAATAAAGTAGGGTCATCTATTTCAAAGTTTAGTTTTACCATTTATATTGTACCGCCATTATTTAATAATTTGAAGAAGTGACATAGGCTTAGCAACGGTCTTATTTATTCCGCTTTAAACATCAAGCTTACTTTACCCTACGCGCTATAGGTGTTGAGATACTTTCTTTTAGCATATCACTTCATTAGAAGCCCCCATTTCTAAGGGCTTCCGAAAAAATGACATTAAAAAACTAAGAAGCCCAAGGCGGGGCATCACTCGATTGAGCGGGTTGCGTGGCCTGTGTAGATTGAGTAGCTTGATGTTGCGTTTGAGCCGCGTCTTGCGCTGGTGGTGTAAAGCCTTGGTTAGCACCACTAACGCCAACGCTAGGCAACGCGGAATAAGATTTAATACGGCTTACGTCCCATTCTGGTTTATGCGCCCCTGTTTCCTTATCCTTGCCCTTAGACGTCATTGTAGTGATTAGTAAAGGCTTGTTGTGGAATAATTCCGTATTGTTAAAATTATCAAGCCCTAAAGCGTCAGCAATTTGCCCTAAGTTACCAAGAGCGGCAACCGCCCATGTAAAAGTAGGCTTATCCGCTTTAATGGCAGTATTGTCATTAATCCCTAAACGATGCTCAAATTTAGTGTCTTGATATTCGCCCTCAGTAATTACAACATCCAAAACCAAGTCGTCTGGCTTGCCTTCAAATGGTGACTTATCAAGTCTTGAGTTTAAAATAATCGCCTTGTAGTCCGCATCTGGAACTTTGACATTATTATATGAAGTCGTTTTAACTTCATTTGTTACGTATGTTTGACTTAGTTGCACCATATTATTTTCTCCTTTTATGGTTTAGTTTTTAGCGGTTAGTTTAAAATTTTCTTATGTAACGATGGCAAGTCTTGTGGTTCAAACTGTTTAACATATAAACCCTTACCTTCTGGCTTTCTTATACCAGCAGAATATTGATTATCGCCCTCGCATTGCAACATATAATATTTTTTACCGTCATGCTCTAAAATTCTAGTGAATAAAACGGCATCAAATTTATATGGTATTTTATTCTCAATCTTAGCCCATGGCATAATTGTACCGTAAATCTGTCCGCCTGTTGTATCGTCATTAATCATGCCCTGTTGTCCAATACACACCAAATTAACATTTAATGATTTAAGCCTAACAATAATCTTTTCAAAGTAGGCTTCAAATTCAGTATAGGCGTTACGCTTATCCTTTTCAGCATCACGCAATTCGTTAAAGGCCTTGCTCATAAAGTCAGAAATACTATCAATAAATAACCATTTTGGTCTATCGCCCTGCGCCATACCTTCAAGCCAGTTAATGATATCATCCAATTCTTTAATGGTATAAGCGTTTAAAACATTAATACCCGCGCCATAAATAGACGCTAGGTTATTCTCACTATTAATCAATAACGCGCCTTCGTCTTTAGCTGATTTAATTAAGCTAGTTTTACCCGTTTTTGTTAATCCAGAAATCAAATAGCTTAAATTATAAATTTCTTGATTGTCTGTATTGTATGGTTTCATTTTCTATCCTTTGTTAATTACTAATTTTGCAGTTTCTATTAATACTTCAAGCCTATCTTGAAAATTGATATAATCTATTTTCCCGTCTTGATTTTCTTGTTCGCCTTCAATAGTGAAATAATTAATGGCTTGCAATATCTTTTCTTCATTCGTCATTTTCTTTTACCTCAATTTTTGCTTTGTTTGGCTTAACCGTTCTGGCATCCATAAAAGCATTTTGGATAGGTTTTGACCAACTTTTAAATGCGTTCTCACTAACTTTATATTCTTTCTTCATATAAAGATTTAAATCGTCACCGCTACCAGAAATCTTATCGGCTAATAAATCAAGCTTTTCTTGGTTATATTTAATGTTTTTAGAAACAGTAAATTTTACATTATAACCTTCATATTCTACCGTTGCAGTACCGCAATTATAATCTTTATCTTTTAATTGCATTTCTAATTTTTCATTAACATCATATAAAATGCTTTTTTCAATATTAGATATAGCCTTTGCAACTCGCTTTTTTTCTTTAAGCAAGTCTAAGTAAACTGTAATTTTATTGTTTTTAGTCATTTGTTTCTACCTCTTTAAATTTTCCATTTTCAACACCATACCATACATTTTCCTTTAACCCATCCTGACCTATGATACCGCACACATAATGTGTGGGCTTTAAATCATCGTCAAATTCACAAATGGCAATCGGAGTTCCATTCACAGCCTTAACTGTTGATTTATATCCAGAACACGCAATATTAGATTGTTTTCCAGTAACTTCGTTCTGAGCATAGTTACCTGATGATGCGTTCTTAGCATTGTCACCTGA